ATGAAATCTCAGTTCTTTCTTAGCCTGCAAGAGTTTATGCATGCCAAGTACTATGCCAATAAAACAATAAAAAGCTATCTGTTCTGGATCAAACGTTATATCGTCTTTCATCAGATGCAACATCCTTCTCGCTTGAATGACGAACAGGTAGAGCAATTTTTAACTCACTTGGCAGTCAAAGAAAAAGTCGCGGCCAAAACACAAGCGCTTGCTCTCAATGCGATTCAATTTTTATACCGTGATTACTTTCGCACACCTCTAAATCAGGATTTGAAATTTAAGCGATCCTTGGTCGATAAAAAACTGCCCGTAGTACTGACCAAAGATGAAATGCGCCGCTTCATGCAGTTCATTGACCCCAAATACAAACTGCACGTAATGCTCCTCTATGGCTCAGGATTGAGAGTCATGGAGTGTGTAAGGCTCAGAGTTCAAGATATTGATTATGACTACGGCGCGATCCGTATTTGGCAAGGTAAAGGCGGAAAAAATCGAACGGTGACATTGGCTAAGGAGCTCCACCCGTTGCTCAAAGAGCAAGAAGCACTGGCACGACGATATTATCAGAAAGATATGATCACACCCGGTTATGCGGGCGTGTGGATGATGAACGCGCTACAGAAAAAACACCCAGGCGCTGAGTTTGAGTTCAACTGGCACTACCTGTTTCCATCAACCAAGCTTTCCATCGATCCTGAAACAGGCTTACAACGCCGGCAACATATCAACGAAGCCGCTTTACAGCGTGCGGTGCGAAGAACTGCTGCCGACGCTGGCATCACAAAGAGCATCACTTGCCACACCTTGCGGCACAGTTTTGCAACTCACTTACTTGAATCAGGCGCTGACATTCGTACCGTGCAAGAGCAGTTAGGACACTCAGATGTCAAAACGACGCAGCTTCACTCACTTAGAACAATTAATAATGCAAGTTACTGTAAATATTGAGCTTTCATTCTTAACTGTTCAATTAACCCACCAAAACAACTGTATATACATACATATTTTAGAGCCAAAATTACCCCATTTTTGGCCCATATCGAATATTCGTGCCCCATTTCTGGCCCATTTTAAGTTGCCCAACTTCATGTTGAGCTAAAGTGTTACTCTATAACAAGGATGACCAACTAAGGCCAAGAAGAATACGGGCAGTACTTTTCATTGCGTCCTTCAATGATTATGAGTTCTTAATTTTGTTTATCCTATAGTAAACATGAGTTATTTCTATACATTTGGCCAGTAAACCGACGACGAGATCGCCGCAACCTCAACATTCACATTTGCATTTTTTTTCAAACCAGCATATATTTCGTTTCGAGGCGTCAGAACCTCATAACATAAGCGGATCACACCAACCCCGTAAGCGTTGGCTTTTTTGTGCCTGTCGTTTGAGCACAAACCCCACCATAAGTCTATCTACAGAATTATGTTGGGAGGGCGACGAATACAATACCCTTCGGGGAAATAAGTCCGCGGTTTCTTATGTGCCGTTCTGAACCTCCCAGCACCTTAATTTCAGAAAAAATCATAAGGATATCCAGCATGTCTACACAGCTTACCTTTCAAGGCGTTTGCCTTAACCTATTGACAAAGCGCCTAGTTCGGGGCTAACCTTTAAGGGCACTGGCAAAATCCAGTGCCGGACTCCTACTCCGAATATTCAAAAGGCGCATGTCGCCAACTTCACGTTGGTTTTTTTATGCGTAAAATCCGCACATCTAAATTATGGTGAGCTGGATGAGGCTAGCTTCGGCTGGGCCGTTTCCTTTTGAGCGGTAGTAGGATCCTTGTCCAGTTCACCACCTCAAATCCTACTGTTAGTGGTGAACTCCAAACGATCAAAAGGAGCTTCACATGACCACATTAATCAGTCCAATTGCATCAGCAAAAACATCCGATCTGGTATTTGTTTCTCAGACAAATGAATTAGTTACAGATTCTTTTCATGTTGCTAAGTATTTTGGCAAGCTTCATAAAAATGTTTTGCAAAAGCTACAGCAGCTAGAGTGCTCGCCAGAATTCACAAAGCTAAATTTTCAGCTTTGCCATAAAAACAATGAGTTACAGAACGGAAAGCTTCAACCTTTCTACCAAATGACCAAAGACGGCTTTATGTTCTTGGTGATGGGTTTTACAGGCAAACGCGCCGCAGAAATCAAAGAGCGCTACATCAACGCCTTCAACGAAATGGAGCAGAAACTGGCAAACAACCAGAAGAAGCTACCAGAACCACAAACCCCAGTACCTTCAATGACACGAGTGATGCTTGTTATCGAGAACGGCCAAACTGTGGAAGCAAAACACATTCCTAATGATGCCTTCGTTGTCAGTAAAAGCAGGATTGCCAACCTCATAGCAGAGCCGGGCATATTCACCATGCAAGAAATGGCGCAAATCTCAGAGGCGGTGAACAAACAAATAGTCGAGATTGCTGTAAGCGCCAGCCGATCTATTGCAAAGCACTAATACACTTCGCTTGTTTTCTTCAGAACGAAAAGCCCTCCAGATGGAGGGCTTTAGTGCGATGCTTTAAGAATTAAGCAATTTGCAGTGACTCTGTACGATGCCACTTACCATCGCCACATTCTTGAAGTACGAGGTTTTGCTGTGAATTATCAATATCAGCATCAGCAAGAGCTTCAAGCATCAATGCGATATGACTTTCTTTGTTGATAGACTCTCTATATATAGCTCTAAGCAGTACATCTTGCGGACGCGAAATAGGCGTTTCGCCTTTTTCCCACCTTGCAATTGTCTGTCTATCACAAAATAGTAGAGTTCCAAGAGCAGATTGAGACAAATTAAGCTCTTTCCGCAGAAATTTAAATTGTTCTTTAGATAACCATGCACTTTGCTCACATATTGCGTTAGCAATTGCTTGATGGATACCTTCAAAGTCATCAAAGCTGACGAACTTTTCGCCATCTTCTTCTTCAATTGTGTATCCATTCTCAAGATAGACGTTATCTAAGCCACACTCGGTATAATGGTACATAGTGAGTTCTCTTCAAGTTACGTAGACCGTGATAGTCTTAGCCGAAGGGTCAATGTCAACAGCATTGAGCCGGAGAATTACCGTTATGGATTCACCTGCACTGACACCTCTAAGCTGGCAAGTATAATCACCTTGCTTAGCTTCTTCGTTTGGCCCTTCGACCATAGCTGTTCTTGGGCTCTTCAACACATTAAAAATATCTCGCGTTGAAATGCGTCTCTCCAGCATTCTTTCTTTTGTATGCTGACCTATCCTAATCTTTGATGGATGTGAGGTAGCCAGTTCATTAATAAGTTTCAATGCAGTTTTAGACGTTAATGGGCGCTCTAAAACTGGTGAGATTTTTTTACTATTTGGCATATAGACCATTCCTAAATATGCCGTGTTTTCTTCTTATGTCACGGCAATGGTAAGTAAGTTGGGTTGGGTAGCATAGTTCATACACATTTCCTTCAATTCAATCTCGGTATTTTCAATTACTATTTCAATTACTATTTCAATTACTATTTTCAACTACAAGCATGTGCCATCGTTCCAAGTTCAAAAAAACACTTTCTCCGAGAACACTGTATCAGCATGATACAATCGTGCACGACTGTCAAGCATGTATCATGATGATACCAGTAAACTTACTTAAACTGCCGAATGATAACTCAATCAAAATAAGGATTTACCCTCTTAACCGCCGCTGCAACGATGGCGTTTCTCTGCTCAATTTTACGGTCGATACGCTTTCGCTTTTCTTCTGCAGTCAGTTCTTTTGAACGCATAATGAGATCGATTTGGCTATTTAGCTGCCTAACCTGTTTTTGAGTTTCCTTCAGTGGCTTCCTTGCATTGAGAATTTTCCCTCGATCTTCCATCAATTCCCTAGCCCGCTCAAAACGGCCGTCCTTTCTGTACTCGTTCACCGTTCGATACAACTCTTCTGCTTCTCGCATCATCTTATACATATCATCGAGATACTTTGTTGAGCGAGCACGATCACTTCCTTGATAAACGGATTTAATCACGAGCAAATCCTGAGCTTTTAGGGCAGGTTTTGCACCGTAATCCCCCATCTGTCTCGCTACATAATCACTCATCCATAAAGCGTAGCTACCTACCGTTCCTAAATATCCATTGAAAATGTGTTCCAGTTTTTTCGGTGACATTCCGGTAAGCTCACCAATCTCGCGCATGGTGATCGACGTCCGCTCGTTATACCTCGCCTCTGGCATCATGCTCAAATCGGCCATATTCTCAATGGGCTGACCTCTGAACATGGAATAATTAAAGTATGCTTCAACCAGTGGGTTTACTACCTGAGGAACAGGGTTAAGCGCGAATGTGCTCACTAGGTTTCGACCAAATGCATTGCGCAAATCTTCCATGCTATCTTCATAGAATGCTGCATTGACTATGCGCTCAGGGAAAGTGCCAAATAGCACACCAATTTCGAACGGCTTGGGAACGCGCCAATGTTGATCGCCAAACCAGAAATGCCAGTTCATGTCCTTGTCCCAATCAGGCAGCTCTTGGTAGCGCTCATCGTTACCGTTGATAAGTACGAGAGCAACGGACGCTGCCGCAATCATACCTCCGCGCTGTGCAATCTGGACTGAGTTCGCTTTGGCCTCTCTGGCCAGTTTGCCTAGGCCCTGCAACCGCGCGTTAAAAAACGGCAGCACATCACCTAAGAACATGGCAACTTTGCTATTCCCATGCAAAGAGAAATCCATCAAGTCTTTTGCTTCAAATACCGCTTGAGCTTTTGTTTTGCCTGCTTTAATTGCGGCTTCATAAACGGCCTCACGGCTAGCATTTTCAAGTCCTTCTCCGAACTCAATGTATTTATCCCAGCCCTTACTCAACGCTCCCATCAACTGAGATTTATCGGTGATCAACGAGTTTTGGTATTTGCGAATGTCAGCCTCACTCAACCCTTTGCGTTTTAGGGCTTTCCTTACGCTGTCTGCCATCGCCTGCGGGTCATTTCCGTTGACATAGCCGCCAAGAAATGAAGCCCCAGAGAACATCATATCTAAGGTTCCACCCTCTTTTTTAAGGGTCTTCCCTACCCCCCTGAACGAATCAACAATTGGCGTGAAGCCATCTTTGCTGATGGCCCAAGAGGATAGCGAGTCTCGCAGGAAGTTCCTGAGCATAAAATCAGGTGACACCGTCACTGTTGAGGTTAACAACCTTTTTGCACCTCTAGCCACCTTCATGAATGGATGATTGGTCCTCTCCATGTCGATTTGAGTCATCGCTCTGAAAAGATCGGCATCTGCAACTTTAACCAAGTAGTCCTCTCCCTCTACTTTTACGTGCACAGCATCTGCCGCTTTAAACTGCATCAAGTTCGGCTTCGGTACCACTTCGATAAGATCGGTGTCAGCAAGGTTATAAACCACTTTCTGCATTGCCATATTCTTCATTGAGGCATCAACCAACTTACCTGTGTTAATGAAGATGTTTTCCAGAATGTCGTTTACGTTCTTATCAGAACCCTTGAGCTTTTTGATTTGAGCACTTTGGTTTGCAATCCCTCGCCCTTTCCATGGGCCGATAACGGAATCCAGACCTTTTTCATTGGCTTTATCATCTTGTCGATAGAAAGGAACGTACCACTCACTTTCCCATTCATTGCGGCTGTCTTTATCAATCAATCCCGCGTCTTGAGCTAAATCGAGCAACGCCTTGTTCATAGCATTGTATTTTGCTTTCGCCCGCTTGAACTCATCTTGCTTACCCTCACCGAGCAGGAGTAGTTCATTGATTTCATCCTCACTGAGAAGGTTCTCCCTACCCTGTGTTTTTAACTGCTTCGCTCGATTACCTGCCATCCATGCAAGCCAATTGTGTAAATCCTTGCCTAATTCATCAAAAATACCGAGCAGACTATCTGCCTCTCCGGTATTGTCTCGTTTCTGAATGATGCCATCTTTCCATTCTGGGATCCCGTAGAGCATCACGGCTTGCATAACCGATGACGATCCCGCGGCCAAACGCGCAGCTACATAACCACTATCTTCCGCGTTAGTAATTCCCGCCTTATCTTCCGCGTACTTAATAGGGGCTAACCCATCAAACCAGCCAGTATTGACGCGCTTCATTCTCTCTTGAAAGAGTTCAAACCACTCCGCTTTGCTTTTGCCTACCAGTTCCTTGGTGAATTCTTTCGCAAGTTCTGCTTTGGATTTTTTTGGGCCAAGGCCAAGTTTTTCAGCGAGTTCAGGGGTCAACGTTTGCTCTTTGACTTTTCTGGAGAACTTAAGATCTTCACCTTTGGTATTGTTCGAAACGCCTTTGACGGCTTTGTCCTCTATGGATACACTTTTATTGGCTTCCGCAACTCTGCTAGTATTGTTATCGGGTTCTAGGGGAAGTAGGCGCGGCCCTGAATCGTTGCCACCGGAAGCGATAACCTCTTCTTTACTCGGCTGTTCATTTTTTGAAAATAAAGTCTGAGAAAGTTTTGTCTCAACATTCTGCGCCTCTGGGCGAGTTCGGTCTTTCCATTGATTAACAGATTTAATGCGGTCGCTCAGCGTTTGTACAATGTTGTACATTTCTGCCTTAGTCATATCACTATGGTTCATTAAACCAACGCGACGCAAGGCGTGAGCTATCAATTCAACAATACTATCAAACCAACGCTTAATTGCTGGACGCTCAATTTCCGCAGCGTGAGCAAGCACCTCTTCGACTTGGTATAGTGGCTCAAAACCTTTGTAATTTCTTTCAACGGTATCCCACAGCTCTTTGAGATATGGTGAATTTTTACCACGTGCGATACGCTCCATGATCTTCATGTATTCCATATCGCCAACCACCGCGCGAAGCCCGTGATGTACCAGTACTTCATGACGAAGTTTATGACGCAGATCTTTGGGGCTTTCGATGTTGTCAGCAACGACCACCGCAAGCCGTTTGGCATCACTGTAAAGCGCGCCAACCAACGCCCCTTCGAACCTTGCCCCCATGATTGCCTCTGCCTCTGCTTGAGTTTTTACCACTTTGATATCCACACCCGCGCCGCCTTTGTAGGTTTTTAACCATTGATCGGCGGCTAGCTCCGCTTCTTTTATGGCCATTCCTTTGGCTGGCACATGAGATAAAACACTTTCTCGACTAAATGAAATGGCTTTTTCTCTAACTCCAAATTCTTCCTGCAATTGCTGGTGAGCTTGTCGGTTTATTGACTCAGGCGTATCACTGTTGAGCTGTTGATACTGTTCAAATGGTAACTGTGCCAAGGCAAGGTCGTAGTTGCTTTCATACTCGGTTTCAAGATCACTCATCGCCTTAGCGTAACCAGGCGAGCTCTCTTTTAAGCCCTTCGCTTTCGCCATCTTCTTTAAATGTTGTTTTTTTGAGGCTCTGAGTATTTCCGGCAGTTCTACTTTTTGCTCTACGGCTGGCAGGTTCTCCACATCGGATTGTAGGCTTTGCTGTAATTGAGGCTCGGTTGGTTCCAATGGTTCTGGCGGTACTGCTAGGTTTGCGTTTTCTGACTCACTTTTACCTTTTGGTTGAAGCGGTTTCGTTAATTCAGGCGTAGTCGTTTCCTCAGCATAACTATAAGCGGGCTCTCCATTTTCAATCTGATCGCCTGCTGAGGAGGCTACTGCATTCTCTCCAGCCTCCTTAGCTTGAAAAGTGGGCACATCCTCTTGCGGCAAAGCGACTTCGATTGACGAAAGGTCTGACCCTTTAGGTTCTTGCTCAGGCTGAATAGATGCCGGTTGAGGAATATCTTGGCTCATTTCATTTGGGGATTGACTGGATGCCAATGCCCGAAATTCCTTAAGCAACTCTATTTTTTCTGTCGTTGTTGTATTTTTGCTTTTAAGGGCCTTAATGATCTGATGGCTCCGATTGGGATCGGCTTGCTCGGCGGCATACATCATGGCTTTAAACTGTTCAGTAATGCCATCAGCCTGAGGCTCACTTGCTACCGTCTCTTGCGCGTTGAGAACTTGATTGCCATCATCGGGTTGTGGAACCTTTACCTCTGGTTGCTGTATCGATGGATCCTGAGACAACGGCTGGCTTACTGGCGCATCTTCATCACCACGCAGTTGCGCGCCTAAGTCAGACATCACAGGGGCGATCTCTTCAGGGATTGGAGTAGCGCCTTCTGGCATAGTTTCAGAGGCATTATTTTGGGCTTCGTTAGATGAACTTCCACGCAACTGAGAAGCAAGCTCGTTAACCACTTCGCTTTGATCGTCGGGGATAGGCATTTGTTCAGGAGCCAAATCAGAGCTCTCGTTTGCATAGTGCTTGCCTCGGTAACCACCAATAGCACCCGGTACGCCACCAACGATTGCGCCGATGGTTCCCCCCTCTGCCGCCGCCGATTTCACCCCGCTCCAAGGGTCTATATTTGTGCCAGCGACATCATTGAGAATCTGATTTTGTGAGTAAGTTTGAGTGCCGGACTCCAGTGCTTCTGTGCTTGCCTCCGTTGCCGCCCCTTTCAGTGCGCCGCCAGTGATAGATTTGCCTAGTGTGCCGGTGATTGCATTGAACAGAACCTTATCACCCAAGGCGCTCGCTGCGCTTGCTGCAATCGCTTTTGGATCACTGCTCATTTGCAAACTTGCATGGTTCGCGGTTTCTTCTTTGGCTAAATCGAATAGCTCGGTGGCACTTAAGTTTTGATTTTCTGGATGATCGGAAACTCGCATTAGTGCATCGCGAAAGAAATCAGAATTTTCGTAGAGCCAAGCAGAATCCATATTCATCACGGCGTCACGCGCATCCATACTCGCGCCGCCAAGTGAGGCACCAAACCCAGCACCAGCCGCACCAGTAGCAGCGATACGTTTAATCGCCTTATCAGCCACCGCCTGCGCAACTTCTTCCGTTAGCCCTTTTTTCATCATCGACTTGGTTATCGTACCGCGTAGAAGCGTTTTTGCTCCTGCCCCAGCGACACCACCACCTGCAAAAGTCGCAGCCCATGATCCTATAGCGTTTGCTGCCTTTATAGCCCAAACATCAATATCACCTGCGCCATTTCCCAGCCCCATCCCAAAAGGACCGTTACCATCTTCGGTGTACAGCTCTCTCGTCATGGCTTCTTGGGCGTCAGGAGTCATGTTTTCTTGTAGGTAATCCGCACCTGAGGTTGCTACATCACGCAAGCTTTCGCCAACGCCCAAGTAATTCTCGGCAAGTTCACCTACCCCAGCAATGCTTCGTAAAGCGCCGCTGCCTGCCGCTTTTACATAATCCATTCCAGACACATCGAGATCTTTTAGAGGCTCAGACGAATGTTTAAACGTGAAGCCTTCCGGCAAAAATGGCTCTTGGCTCATGTCGGTTTTTGCATTCACCGTCGCTTTTGAATTCATGTTTTGTCCAAGTAACTGCTTATCTTGCATGGTTTTCTCCGGGTATAAAAAAAGCCCCACCCGAAAGGGTGAGGCTTGGCACTATGGGTAAATCATACCCCGATTTTTGGTGAATGCTATTACTGCATCAATGTGTAGAAATAGATCGGCTAGCGCTTACAGCAATCTCGACTATTTGTTTATTCACGGCTTCGGAGATTTGCGCCATTTCTTGCATAGTAAAAATGCCCGGCTCTGCAATTAGGTTGGCAATCCGGCTTTTGCTGACAACGAAGGCATCGCTAGGGATGTGTTTGGCTTCCACGGTTTGGCCGTTCTCGATAACGAGCATGATCCGCGTCATAGAAGGAATTGGCAGTTGCGGTTCTGGTAGTGTTGGTGTGAGGGGCTGAGTTTGGCCTGATTCGGCTTCTTTATCGAGAATATCCAAAACCCACTTGCGGAATTCTTTGGCTTTTTCAGTTCTAGCGAACATGGCGATGAGATGAGCACCGCGTAGTGAGAAAATACGGGCCGTTTTCTGATAGTTTCCTGAGAGAGCCAATTTGACCTCCTCAGTCATTCCACGAGTAAACTCATCTGAATTTCTGCGGTAAATACGACTAATAGAATTCGAATTAGCATAGCCCAATGCCGTAGCTATATCTGCCGCTGCTAGCCAGATCTTGTTTTGTTTTTCGACAACATCAAAGCGAGTGTTTTGAAAAGTTAGTGCTGAAGTCATACCCACCCCCAAGCAGTGATTTCGATGGTTGATTTAAATCTAGATTGACCTATAATTACGTTGTCTTTCATAAACATTTCACTTCTGTTAGTTGAATGGTGAGACACATAAACCTCAGTGTTGCTGCGCTGGGGTTTTTTCTTATCCAAGATCTTCACTTTCCGCATAGTACTTCCTTAAACTGACCAGTATTTCCGAATTAAGAGAGCGTCCGTTCTCTTCCGCTTTCTGTCGGATCACTTCAACAAATTCCGCTGACATTCGTAAATGTACCTGTTTTGCATTCTTTCCTCTCTGACCTCTAAGTTGATCAATTCGCATATTTTCTAACATTTTCACCTCTATCATGATGATGCATTGGAACCAATTTGGTTCCATTGATAATTTAGGACCAATATGGTTCCATGTCAACACTAATTTCAATTTTGGTCGCGACATGAACAAAACACTACAATTCAAACTACGTATTGATGAGGATCTTCACGCAAAGGTTAAAGCGTCAGCAGAAGAGAACAAATGTTCCGTTAACTCTGAGCTTTTACGCCGAATTAGTGAGTCATTTTCTGAATCAATAGATATCGACTTACCAACTTCATCAAAGGCTCTAGACGAGTCCAAACAGTGTGCAAAGAATGTCTACAAATATTTCCGAGGTAAGGTCATCGAAGAAATCGACCGAAGAATCAAGCTCGGGAAAACGGATGCTTACATCAGCTTTGAAGAACTAGAAATTGAATTTGAAGATGACCCTTTGTTAGACACCGTTATCGAGCCCATCATTAAAGAATTGACCGACAGTGGCTATTCAACCAACGATTGGGATTTAAGTGGCGTTCTTGTCATGTGGGCTGAATAGAAGCTCAGAAGGCGACAAGTGTTCGATTTTTGAATTTATTTATATTTATCCGCTGTATACATAGTTGAATACCAATTGGTTGATTATGTAATCTATGCCTTATGCCAAAACGAATTGGACGGCTTGGCTAGGTTTATAAGAAAGGATAAAAAATGCGAAATTCAATAAAATTAGGTGTATTAGTAGCGTCTCTTGCTGGATTGGTGGCTTGCGGTGGAGGTGGTGGCGGTGATTCTTCATCCCCTGCTAATCCAGGTGCAGATCCAACCCCAACGCCAAACACTGCGCCAGTTGCCAAGGCGGGCTTGGATAAAAACGTATCAACAGGCGCACAAGTTCAGGTTTCTGGTGCAGAAAGTACCGATGCAGACGGCGACAAACTGACCTATCAGTGGACAATGGCTTCTCGACCAGCAGGCAGTGCCGCTGCGCTGGATGATGCAACATTGACTGCGCCAAAATTTACCCCAGATGTGGACGGGAAATACGTACTGGAATTGATCGTCAGTGACGGAAAGCTACAAAGCGTTGCTGACAGTATAACCATCACCGCTGCAACGCCAAATACTGCGCCAGTGGCGAATGCAGGCACTGACCAAAACGTAGAAACGGGAACGGAAGTTAATTTGAGTGGCGCCAAGAGCTCTGACGCGAATGGGGATCCGCTAACTTATCGCTGGTCTCTGACCAGCACTCCGGCGGGTAGCTCTGCCACACTTAGCTCTGTAAACACAGTAAGCACTAAATTTACCGCTGATATGGATGGCGTTTATGTGGCAGAACTCATTGTAAACGACGGCAAGCTAGATAGCGCTTCTGATACGGTGAGCATTACGGCATCCACTTCCAATTCCGTTCCGGTGGCGAATGCTGGGGTTGATATTGTTGCCAACACAGGCAGCTTAATTACGCTGGATGGCTCAAAAAGCTCCGATGCAGATGGCGATCAACTGACTTATGCTTGGTCATGGCAAAGCAAGCCCACTAATAGTGCGGCGCAGTTCTCTGATGCCAATGTTGTTTCACCAAAGTTTACTGTTGATGTGGATGGAACCTATGTTGCGCTACTTGTGGTGAACGATGGTGAAGCAGACAGTGAGGCGGATAGCGTAACCATTACGGCTTCTACCGCTAACTCAGCACCAGTGGCTAATGCTGGCGTCGATCAAAACATCGAAACAGGAACGCTAGTTACCCTATCAGGTGTTGCCAGCTCGGATGTGGATGGCGATCAGCTTTCTTATCGTTGGTCTATGAGCAGCGTCCCTGCCGGAAGTTCAGCAGTGCTTGACTCAACAAACACGGCGGTCACTAAGTTCACCGCCGATGTCGATGGCGTGTATGTTGCACAACTGATTGTAAACGATGGCAAGTTAGACAGCGTGGCGGACACGGTGAGCGTTACCGCTTCGACCTCAAACTCTGCGCCAGTAGCGAACGCAGGTGCTGACCAAAATGTGAAGGTTGGCAACATTGTGTATCTCGATGGGAGCGGCAGTACGGATGCAGATAACGACGGCCTCTCTTACAATTGGTCATTCGTGTCTAAGCCTACCGGAAGTAGTGCCGATTTCGACGATAACACAGTGTCAAACCCAAGTTTCACCGCCGATATAGAAGGTGCTTACGTTATTAATTTGGCTGTAAATGATGGCTTGGAAGACAGCACAGTCGATACCGTGAAAGTGGATGCCATTCAACCACGAGTGAGGCTGTATAAAGCGCCTGATTTGTGGGGTGGCTCTTACACTGAAATTCAATTCCCATACAGCACTAACGGGGCGGTTAATGCGAGAGTAAATGGAGTACCAACACCAACTACCTACTCTTTAGGTAAGTTTAAGCTGCTGGCCGAGGGTGAGGCATTTACAATTCAAAATGTTTCCGCCACAGACAGCACAGGAACAGTAGTTCCATTCTTTAAGGGGCTGGCTGAAAACGATGAAATTGCCGATGGTTCAGAAATCATTTTTGAACTGATCTCTCCGCTCACAAGAGGGGCAACGGTTAACGTCAATTTCACCTTTGAAATCAAAGAAACTGCGGAAGTTTTCTCTGCTTCATATTCTTTTAAGAGCAATTAAGCTCATCGGTGACCAATCACGAACAACAAACCCCGCGATGCGGGGTTTGCTTTTTATGGCCAGCCAATAGAACAGAATAGCGGACTACATACGCAGTATGGACACTGGCGGAAACCCCAAAGATGTTATAACATTGTTCGTACACAACCTAAGCAAGGTGAACCCAATGCTCAAAACGTTAACCTCTGTCGGTAACTCAACCGCACTCACGCTGCCGCAAGCGTATTTGCAGCAACTTGGGCTACACAAAGGCTCAAAAGTCAATATTACCCTCAACGAAGGGAAAATCACGATTGAGCCAGTGAAACCCAAACCACGCTTTTCAATCAAAGAGCTCATGGCTAACACCGATTTTGACGCCATGCGAGAAGATGCAGAGCTTCAGGCTTGGCACAACAAGCCGTCTGTAGGACGTGAGCATGGCTAAGTTTGTTTTCCATCAAGCGTCCATTGTCCATCTAGACTTTGACCCACAAGCAGGCAGAGAAATGTCCGGCCCCCATTTCGCACTGGTGATCTCCAATGATGAGTTTAACCAGTCCGAAATGGCAATGGTTTGCCCCATCACGCAAGGAACCTATCACCGCGAAGGCGGCTTTACCACCTCCCTTATGGGAACCGGCACACAAACCCAAGGCGTTGTTGTCGCCAATGCAGCGCAAGTGCTCGACATGAAAGCAAGGAACGCACGCTTTGTCGAATACGTTGATAGCGATACGCTAGATATCGTGATTGCCAAAGTGCAAGCCATCATAGAGTGAGGCATGCGCCTCACTCTTATCTGCTTTTAAAATGGCCTCGGAATATTACGCAAAGTTTGCGGCTGTATGGGCTTTAGGCCATCAGCAAGGTCGCTTAGGCCTTGGCTTACTTTCTCTGGGATCTCTTTGAGAAAATCCGGCGTTGCCGCATCGTATTGATTATCTCTAATTTGCCCTAGAATACTGCGTTGCTGATCGGGGGTTAGCCCTGCCTGTTCTACTTCTTGCTTGGCTTTAGCATAGTTGGTCTCATCCTTCAGTTTTGTCAGAAGCATTTGATAGGTCCGTTCTTTTTCGGCCGCTTCCCTCATTTTTACAGCTCTCTGAAACTCAGATTCCAACAGCTCAGGCGAAACATTTGCAATATCCTTAGGGTTGAGTTCATTAATAAACTGCTGCTTTTGCGGATCATTGCCAGCCCACTGGCTCGCAGCGTTCATGGCTTGGTTGTTGGCTCCACCTGATTCACCGCCAAGCTTGCCGTAAATCTGGTCAATCGCTGTACCACGTTTATTGTACAGATCGTTTAGTGCCTCAATTTGTTCCGGCGCAGCGCCATTGAGCTGGTTGAGCGCCTCAGTACGGTCTTTTTCAAGTTCCGTTCGGGCAGTTCGCCACTGTTTATCTATTTCAGCGCTACTCTTATCTTTTCCCTTATTGGCATAACGCTTTTGGTAAGCCTTGGCATAGCTGGCTTTTTTGGCCTGTTTAATCTGTCCAATCAGATCTTTCATCGCGTAATCCACAGGGATGATTCTTACCGCATCATCTGGTAGACCAGTGCGATTCTCGGTAACGGGCACGCGCACCCATTGTCCATCTCCGTAATCGACATCCAGTGACAAGACAACGCCCGGCTGATCGCCCGGTATATCTGGGTTAATATCCTGCGCAAGATTAATCCCCCCAACCTTTGCCCGCTCGATGATCCGCCCATCTGCTGATCGGGTCCCAACGGCTTTATCCGCATTTCTCTGATACAAAGTCGCCATTGCCGAGATGACTTCGTTGTCGTTTAAAAAGTCTCTGATGCCTGCCCCCGTTTGCATCTTACGCTCAATCACAGCCGCGGCATCTTGGATATCTGGGCTTGACATATGTCTTATGTCGTAAGAGGTGCCTTTAATCATAGGGTGATCATAGAACGACTCATCTTCATTGCCGCTCGCGCTCGCTTCCCAAGCAAGGTCGATTTTGTCCTGATTATTCTGGATGAAGATGGCCCTCTTTTGCTCCTCCGCCTGTCTTTTTAGAGCATCATTTTTTTCCTTCTCATTAGTTATCCGAAGGTCGTTCAGGGTCTTGTTCTGGTCATGATTTTCCTTCTCTTGCGCAGCTTTAGTCTGCTTATAGCCTCCTGATCTGGCTCCGTCTTCACCTTTTGTACCGAACATAAAATCGGTCTCCAGTTCACCGCGTTCAACGTCCAGATTCGCTTTTTGAAGGTTTAAGTCGCTTAACTTTGCTTGCTGTTCAAAAGCCTGCTGCCGTCGCTGTTCTTCGGCATCGCGTAACGACATAACCTGTTTCTGTTCATAATATCGGTTGCCTGTTTCAAAACCACGTAGCGCCCCATCCACAAACCCGCGTGTATCTAAAGCCATCAGAATAACTCCCCAATCACAAAACCTGCTGCTGCACCGATTGCCATGCCCGCTGGGCCGCCAGCACTACCCGCTTGCATACCAGCCATCATCCCCATAGCTGCACCCGTACCAACGGCTGACATCTTCTTCTGTTTTTCCGCTTGTTTCAGGTTTTCATTCGCTTGTTCACGCTGCTCTTCACGCGCCGCTGACTGTTGCAGCCCCGACAAAGCACGGCGGCGTGTGTCCGAACCCAATTGCAATAAGCTGTAACTCATGGTTTACCCCACATTCATTTGTGACAATTTGCCGCGAGCGCCACCACTTAGCACGCTCAACGCTCTGTCTTGTTCGTTCTCTCGCAAGCTGTTTTTGGCGGTGACTGACGCGAGCGACATCTTTGCTTGGTCATTGCTGCTTGCATCAGCCTGAACGCCAAACCTCGCCATTTTGTTGGTGTTGGCCAACGTTGAGCTTTGCTGTGCGCTGGCAAAGTTTTCGTCCACTCGACCTAGTTGCTGTGTGAGCAATTCACCGTTTTGCGTTTGCTCCAAAAGCTGCTTTTGATGCGGATAAAAACGCTCTAACCAGTCTTGGTACATTGAACGAGTAATGTTGGCGTAATTGGTCGCCGCCGAACCACTGGCAGAGATTGAACCTGCGGGTAACGGCCCAACAGGTTCGATTATCTGCGGAGTTTGCGTATTGGACGTTTCGCCACGATCTGGGCGTCCCTCACCTCTTGGCATTAGCGCTCTCCTCTGTTTAATACCCAGTCTTGGTTAATCCCTGCATGGCCCTTCAACGTGTTCGCATTAGGGTTCACAAATGCAGTATTGGGCGTTTGAGTGGGTTCTCGATTCATATACATACTGGCCCCCACACCCGCCAGCGTCCCGACTGCTTGCGCGTTGGCACTGCGGCGATTGAAATCCGCATAGGCGTCATTTGTCGCGTTTTGTAGCGAAAGACGCGCCGTGTCTTCCATGCCCGCCAGCCCCTCGGCTTTTTGACCTGCGCCAATCGCGACGATATCTTGCTTGCCCACCACATACTTATCTTGCTCGTTCACTTGAGCTCGATTCACCGTGTCGCCTTGCGCGACCGCCTGGTCACTCGATAGGTTACTTAGCGTTTGCTTAAATTTGCCTGAGCTTGGGTCCACACCGGACGCAAGCAGGTTTTTCGTCACTCCGGTCCGCGCTTTGCTGTATTCTCGGTTGTAACTCAAATCAGCCGCGTTTTTGACGTCAGCCATATTCGCATCGGAATTGATACTATCGACGCGCTGCATGAATTTGTCTTCAAACGGCTTGAGTTCTTTGTCGTAGAGCTTCCACTCTTCCAGCGCCACTTGTGAAGCCGCAATCTCTGCGGCTGTTTCTTTCACTTCGTTTTTGCCACCACCACCCATTAGTCGAGCTCCTTTTGCCAGGTACTAACATGTTCTTGCTGCGCGATTTTCCGGTAGCCAAGCCTCTTCACGAGCTTGGTAAACGCGCCATTCAGTGCGGTATGAAAAACAATCGACTTCGCGCCAATTTTTCTACTGAGCACTTCAATTTCCGGTTGATACTTTGCGGTCGCGCCTTGAGTAAACGAGTACGCAAACAGCACACACACTTTGTCGCCATCGAATGGCTGCAAAGCTACAAATCCATCCTCAGACAGAAACAAAAACGCCTTACTTCTCAGTAAGGCGCGATCAACGTTCTCTGCGAACGGATGCCGATTCTTCTCGGCGGTTTTCATTATGATGGGGAGCAGCTTGTCTCTCCACTTGGTATAAGGTTGATTTATCATCTTCTAACTATATCAGCTATCAAAAACTAATTTAATTGCTTACCGGACGCATGAACTAGATTGACATCTACAATTGGGCTTAATCAAAGGCCGCTCCATTTCGAAATAATTGAGCAACTGCATCAGAAGATGCCCAGATTGTTCCGGTGGCATTTACCGAACTTGTCCTAACTTGGATAGAAACGCTAAATGATTGCCCAATAGGTAGCGGAACGACTGCCCCAACACCAGCGAATGAAATTGTTTCACTCGCACCCGAAGAATCGCTCGTAGATTCTGCTTTTGCCGTTGACATGCACTCAGAAACAACACTGCCATTTACAATAACCCTAACACTCCCTTCGGCAGATCCTTTTTGCCTTGGGTTTACAGCACATCTGAGAGTTACTGTTGCACCACCGACAAATAAGCTGGCCTCATGCTTTGTGTTGTTAATCCCAGAGAAAGAGCCAATAGTGGTCCAGTTGGCACCAATTTGATTCCTAGAAAGCACTACGGCCTTTGCTGCAACCAAGTCACCAATGATATTTTTTGCTTCGACGGTGCCAGCAAAAGTGCCTGTTGCTCCATCTAGGTGCCCTTTAATTGTGCAGGTTTCCTTAATGGTGACATTCTCCATTTCACCACTAGTTGCACGAACGTGTCCCTCAATCCACGCGTTGCGCATTGAGGCATTGCCTTGAGGATCAACATAGAAGTTATAACCGGCATAAGGCCCGCCAGCGCCAATGCGAATAATGGAACCGGTTATATCTCCCCCCTGAATCGAAGGCGAAACAATCTGAATACTCGCTCGCACAAAATCGGCGGTAATTTGCTGCGAGGTAAGAATTTGAATGGTCGCCTTCTCGATCATCGCCGTTGGGATAACCACCTTGCCTTGGTCAATCGCAAAGGTCGGAGTAATCACTTCGGGGTTGTTCGGATCGAACACAAAAAACTGACTCGCGCTCACAGCCACTTGGCTTGTGCCGTCGGATTTTGCCACGATACCAATGCCCGCTGTAATGTCGCCCGCTTGTACTTTTGTGCTCCATAGCGCTTTGAATGCTTCACTGCCATCCTGATTTATGGTCGCAATGGCCTGCGAGTTGGTTTGAGAGGCGGCTTTTGCCTCGTCGCCCTTTTGATTCGCCGTGTTCGCCGTTGCTTCCACGGTATCCACACGCTGGCTCATGGACGAGTTGTTGCTGGCGACTGTCTGCTGCAAAGAGGTCAAGCTGGCGTTTGTCGCCGCATCTGCCGCTTTGTAGGCAGAATCTATCCCTGTGATTTGCTGCGAGAGCGCTTGCGTCTCATCAGCCACCGTTTGCTCTAATGCCGTGATCGACGCATTGGTTTGCGCGTCTGCCGCTTTATAAGCGCTGTCTATCGAATCCACACGCTGGCTCATCGCCTGTTCATTGTCACTGACCGTTTGTGCCAAGGAGGATAAGTTCGCGTTGGTTTGGCTGTCTGCCGCCTTGTACTCGGCGCTCATGGTGTCGAGACGCTGAGACATTGCACTGTCACCACTTGCGACGGTTTGCTCTAAGGTAGACAGGTTCGAGTTCGTTGCTGCATCCGCTGCTTTGTAGGCCGAGTCCATATTATCTAAGCGCTGGCTTAACGCTTGCCCTGCAACCGTGACCACTTGTTCAAGCGAGCTCAAATTTGCATTAGTTTGGCTGTCTGCCGCTTTATAAGCCGCGTCTATCTGCGTGAGCTGCTGCGCGAGCGCTTGCGTCTCATCAGCGACCGTCTGTTCCAGGCTAGATAAGTTCGCATTGGTTTGCCCCAATTGGCTGTTAAACGTCGATTCAAGCGCGGTGATTTGCTCGACCAACGCTTGTTCAGCGTCAGCAAGCGCCTTGCGAGACTCAGTAAACTTCGCTTCACTGACCGCCGTTTCCCCTTCGCTCACCGCACCATACGCCGCGTTTAGCTGCTGGATCTGCATGGCCATCACCTTGGCCGCATTTGCCACGGTTTGATTGAGCGCTTGCAGCATAGCCAAGTTCTTGGCATCCCCTGCTTCAACGCTCGATTCCATATCAGTGATCTGCTGCGAAAGAGCTTCATCTGCGTTGCTGGTCACTTGTTCAAGCTCGGACAGGGCTGCATTGGTAGCGACATCGGCGGCTTTATAGGCCGCATCGAGATTGGTGATCTGCTGTGCGAGCGCTTGTGTCTCATCAGCGACCGTTTGTTCCAGGCTGGATAAGTTCGCATTGGTCGCAGCATCTGCAGCTTTGTAAGCGACATCGAGCGAATCTATCCGCTCACTCAGTGCCGAATCGCCATCACTCACGCTCTTAGCCAAAGTGGTTACGGTCGCGTTGGTCGCGGCGTCTGCCGCTTTGTATGCTGTATCGAGCGAGCTGATCTGCTCGGCAAGCGCACTGTTGTTATCCGACACCGTTTTACTAAGCGTCGTTAACGTGGCGTTGGTTTCGGCGTCTGCGGCCTTATAAGCCGTATCGAGATTGTTGATCTGCTGCGCTAGGGCGCTATCGCCATCGGAGACAGTTTGCGACAACGTATCGATCGACGCATTAGTCGCCGCGTCCGCCGCTTTGTAAGCGCTATCGAGGCTGTTGATTTGCTGCGCAAGCGCCTGTGTTTCATCAGCGACTGTTTGTTCCAGGCTGGATAAGTTCGCATTGGTCGCGGCATCGGCGGCTTTGTAAGCGACGTCGAGCGAATCTATCCGCTCGCTGAGTGCCGAATCGCCATCACTCACGCTCTTGGCCAAGTTAGTTACGGTCGCGTTCGTCGCGGCATCTGCCGCTTTGTATGCCGTATCGAGCGAGCTGATCTGCTCGGCAAGCGCACTGTTGTTATCCGACACCGTTTTACTGAGCGTCGTTAACGTGGCGTTGGTTTCGGCGTCTGCGGCCTTATAAGCCGTATCGAGATTGTTGATCTGCTGCGCCAGTGCGCTGTCGCCATCAGAGACAGTTTGCGACAACGTATCGAGAGACGCATTCGTGGCCGCGTCTGCCGCTTTATATGCAGTATCAAGACTGCTGATCTGTTGCGCGAGCGCTTGTGTCTCGTCAATCACAACTTGTTCTAGGTTGGCAATACTGCCCGTTAGCAGCGCATCGGCGGCTTGATAATCCGCCTCTAGGCTGTCGGCCCTCTGCGCTAAAGCTCCGGTTTCCGTCGCTAAGGTCTGCTCAAGGGCGCTAACTTTGGCGTTGGTTTGGCTGTCTGCCGCTTTGTAGTCCGACTCTAAACCGTCTACACGCTGGCTCATGGCCTGATTTGCATCGGCAACGGTTTGGCTCAATGCCGTTAAGCTGGCGTTGGTTTCGGTATCTGCGGCCTTATAAGCACTGTCTAACGCATCGACGCGTTGACTCATCGCCTGATTACTGTCGCTGACCGTTTGTTCCAGAGACGACAAGCTGGCGTTTGTCGCTGAGTCTGCCGCTTTATACGCGGTATCGAGCTCGGTGACTCGTTGTGACAACGCCTCGTTTTCACTGACTACCGTTTGTTCAAGCGTCGTCAGCTTGGCGTTAATCTCGATGTCGCTCGCTTTCATCGACGCTTCAAGGCCCGTGACGATCTCCGCTAAAGCGTGATCGGCTTCGGCCAGTACACGTTTGGCCTCGGTAATTTGTGCGGACGTTTCGGCGGCTTGCGCGGCGTTTTGCGTCGTGTATGCGGCGTTAAGCTGTGACACTTGCATCGCGAGCACTTTGCTTGTGTCTGCCAGTACCTTTTCAAGCTGCTTTACGTTGGCATACGCGCTGGCATCTGCCGATTGGTACTCGGCCTCAATTCGTGCCAGCTCGCCATCGATGGCGGCTTTGGCATTAGTGAGCGCCTGATCTAAATCGACATCAGCTTGAGATAGTGCTGCTTTCGCCTCTGACAGAGCGCTGTTCGTCGCGTCTATCGCTTGCGATAAAGTGGCGTCGGCTTGTTCCAGATCACTTTTGGCCGTTTCTATCTCTTGACGTGCCTGGTCGATACCGGCTTGCAGTGTCGCGTCCGCTTGAGATAACTCCGCCTTCGCCGTACTGAGCTCTTGCTGAGTCTGGCCAAGGCTCGTTTGCAACGCATCATTTGCCAATTCCAGATCGGCTTTGGCTTGGACCAATGCTAGATTCGCGTCATCGATACCAGCTTGCAGCGTCGCGTCTACTTGTTCGAGGTCAGACTTTGCTTGCGCTAAATCCTGCTGCGCTTTGGCAATGTCGGCGTTTGCCTGGTCGAGCTGCGCCTTGGTTGCTTTGGTGTCGATATCGCTTTGCAGCGCCTTAAACACCTCAGAGTTACTAAGCTGCTCCGCCAGTTCATCAATGATGTCGCCAATGTCCGGCGAAGTCTGCGCTAGAACGCCGTTCACATCCTGATACGGTCCCGCGATGTTGTTCTTATTGATAAAGCGGATCCAGTAGTAAAACGTACTACCGGTATTCACCACATCGGAAAACACGTTGGCGGGCGTGGTGGCAATCTGCACCGCTTGAGACAAGTTATTTTCCGTCGCTCGCCACACCTCGGCATAGGCATAGCCTTTGAACGTTGGGTTATCCCATTGCACTAAGATGGCCGAAAAGCCCCCGAACGCTTGCACGTTTTGCGGGGCGTGAGGCACTTCAACAATGTCACCACCACTGCCGCCGGAGTTACTGCCAACGACAATTTTATTCACTGTGCCCTTAATCGCGGCGACGTCTTTCTCGGTCACGGCTTTATACAGCCCGTTCCCGCGTTGTCCTGTGAGAATTTCTACGTTTTCATATAAGACATCGAGCGAGCGTCCCGCCCGAAAAGGAGATTTCTTAGCCATTAGTACAGCTCCGACAAAGAATCGGCTAACAAGATCCGCTCTACTTTGCTCGGCCCCTCAATGCGCACTTGCCATTTGGCAGCGCGTACCGGCGGCAAGCGAAAAGGATCATGGTTAAGTTCGCCAGCCGCCAAAGTGAAAATCACTTCACCGTCAGCAATAAACGTCACACTCAACTCCTGCGGGAATTCCGCTTGGATGCGAGCGCAAGTTAACGACGCGTTTTGCGCGATAAGAAAGGTTTTGCTTTGCCAAGTCATCGGCACCAGTGCTGCGCCGCGACGCCAAGCTTTTAACGCGGTGCCATTGGCAATAAACAGGGTGTCTTCGTTCAGGTAGTGATAAGCCGCATCCCAAGAGGCAGACAAGCGGGTAAAGCTTTGTGTGCTTGGGTCAAAGATGAACGCGCCGCCGTCATACTGCGCGATATACTGCCCTTCATTGGCCCATGCTTTGATGGTTTCTGGCTTGAAGCTTTGCCAGCTATCACGGTCGATGAGCCCTTCCGTCACCACCACTGCGCTCGATGTCGAGATAGCAACCAAGCCATCCGGTGAGGCATAAAGCGCCATGCCATTAATCACAACAAGCGATTGTGCACTGACACACGCTTGCTCGACGTTGAGGCGCATGCCGGTGATCATTTCCGGTGTCACACCAGAAAACAGATACGGCTTCCCTTTGGTTGCCACAACCAACGAAGTTTCAATCGGGGCGATGGCCACAATGTCATCATCCGTGGTGCCACGGTTCGCTTTGTTCCAGGCATACGGCAGATACGCTTCGGAAAACATCACCTCGTTACCGGCGAACCCTGCACAAATGCCGTTCGCCATCGCGCATAGCCCCTGCATGGTCGCGTCCGGCATGTCGTAGTCCCACGTTTCTAGCGCCGGACCGTTCACCTCTCGCGCTGAATCGATGTATTGCGTTTGGCTAATTGGCAATTCCGCGACAAGCAAATAATCCCCTTCACCGCTGGATGTCACCGAGCGATATAAGCGGGTATGGGTGATGTTGTGCGTGTTCACGCCTGGCGCGGCAAGTCGGACCGTCACCGTTGAACCAGGCTTTTCAATCAAGGTGGGTTCACTGGCCTCCCCTGGTGCGCCTTCTTCCCCAAAGCGCGTGACATAGGTTTGGATGTACAGTCGGTCTTCATCGTCGTAAGCGGGCAGCTCGCCTTCTGGCGGTTCTTCACCCGTCGCAACGCTCACGCTGGTCACAATCGGCTTGCTGCTTGGTCTGGGTACGCCGAGGTCATACCAAGCGGCAGGCATAGTGCCCGCGCCAGTGGCGATGTCTTGCGCGGTGACTTTAGGCTTGTCTTGCCCCGTCCAGTACACGCGTTGATATGGGTCTTGCGCCATCGGATTGGCAATCACACTAACGGGCTGACTGAACGTAAACCAATGCGTATGCGCGTAGAGAAACAGCGAGTCGGGCGAGTTTGGCAGCGTCGCTTTGTCTAAATCCGAACGAATTGGCGCAACAATGCCGCGTGTAAAGGTGCAATCTTGCGCGAATGTCGCGGTGTCATCGGGGAGTAAATGAGGCTCAAGGCGAGGCACCTCGCCCTTCATTGTGGAGATATCAATTCGCATTTGTCTCATCCTGCAAAGACAAAAAAAGCGGCCAACTGGCCGCTTGATGAGTTGGGGTTAGTGTGTGGCTAGATAGTCACTTTAAAAGGGGTGAGCCGGTCGCCACTGCGCCACTGGTTGTAAGCAGTGAAGATGGCTTGTTCGCGGTCATAAAAAGCGTTAACGATGGCGCGAACGTCTTCATAAGTTAGAGAAACTATCTCGTTAGATTTGGCAATCCAGCCGATAGACTCCTGCGCTTTATCTGGATTCGCCGCCACCGCCGCAATGCGTTTGTTGAAATTATCAATGCCAAACAAACCATCTTTGCCTTGGCCCATCTGATACAACTTACCGTGGTACTCGATATCACTGAACGTTGCAGACTTGCGAGTTTGAATCGCTAAGTCAGCATGATAGGCCGCAATGTCACGCATCAAATCGTCGGTAAAAGCTTCCTGCTTGGCCACATCCACCACCGGACGATCTGGCGCGGGGATAATTGTCTCGATGTATTCTTGCTGTTCTTCATCCCAAACTGGCTCTGTAGGTTGCTCTTTCTCCCACAATGATAGGGCGTACAACCAGTCGAGGTACTGGTTGTGATTTACGCTGAACGCTTCCCAAGCAATGGCTCTTTCAAGCTCCGGCTTGATAACGCTATCCCAAGGCTTACGCTCACTCTTACGAAGCTGCACATCTTGGTAAGTGACTTTATCCGGCTGGTTAAGGACCACCACAATGTAAGGCTCTACGATAGGAGAGCTTTCGCCCTCCTCGTTCGGTTCCGTATACCCAACCACACGTTCGCGAGTATCTTCTGCGTAATAGTGACGTATGTTTTCATCCACCTCAGCAAGCGAGGCGTAGTTTGTATCAATCATCATAAATCCACTCCTGGCACTTGCGCCCCAAACCTTGCGTGGTTGTCTACCCAGCCGATTGGCAAGGCCAACACAGCGTAGCCGTACAAGCATGATTGCTCGTTGAGGTTGTTGTAGATTCCGGTACCACCAATGACACGCATAGAGCTATCATCCCCCCAACCAGCACCATTGTGTTTCAGCTCGTTCCAGACAAAACCAAGGGTGGCTTGGCCATTTTCTGACGTAGCATGAGGCAAAATTTTAATCGAGGGGGAGGAGTTGGCTGGCTGACTCATCGTTATTGGTTGGTGCTCTGGGAGATACCCAGCTACGTTGTATAGCAGGCCGTCGTGCCCAACCAAATCACTAGTGAGCGGACAACTGCCGTAACGTTTACCGGACGCATTGGACGTAAGCACTTGACCCATTAGAGACTCAGCCAGTAGTGACCCCTTCTCAGTACGGTAATCTTGGGTTGTGATGACAGAACCTAACCCTTTTTTGTAGCCATACACTTTTGACGCAGATGACGGTTTGGTCACTTTCGCGGCAGCGGTGTATTGGTAAAGATTTACTACATCTGCCCCCCACGTAGTGATAGTGGTATTAGTCTCAGGATAGAATGTTGAGGGGCTTTGTGTCCAAGATACCCCGAGGTCAGAAGTAAACAATCGCGTTATATTTCCTGATTGCAAGTTCTTTCTCGTAAGCTGCCAAGTACCTTTAACCCCATCTGGAATACCCAACCAACTTCCCGCCCAACCGCCTTTCAACGCATCGACTTTCAGTATATTGGCAGGGTGGCCAGAGACGTCGGTTTGCAGGAAGTTCCCGGAGACTGAGAGGTTTATTGGTCGTTTAGGCACAACAAAGCATTTACCTGTTATATCAACGCTAGTTGATGAAACACCATAAGCTCTGGTGAGATACACATAGTCATTACTTGAATCCCCAGCCACCTTAGAAATAGGGTAGATAGTTCCACTTGCATCAATAAAATGTCCGCCAACAGTCGTAGAGGCGCGATCTTCTGTATAGGCATTGAAAAACTTAGAGTGAACTGTGCCTTTTGGTAAGTTGATGTGTACAAAATCAGGTTGTATCCCCTTGCTTAATGGCACACCGCAGTCAAATACGGCTGTTTCTGATAGTGACTCCATCCCCCGCATAGTCCCATTCTCAGCTTTTGCCATCGCTTTGAAATAGTCTTCCATTGTGATTGGGAATGCCGACAGTCTGCGGTCAATCACGCCGCCTTCGCCGTCGGGGTAGATTGCGTCGTAGAACTTGCCATCGGGTCGGCCTAGAGCGGTGTCAGAAGCAATCGATCCCCCAAGATTAGTGTTGAATGGTGTACCAACTCCATCAATAGTGGTCGCTTTTTTGAACGCGTCAGCTTTTGTAGTCGGCTTAACAACTCCTGGCATCCAATACTTCTCTCCCCAACCATCCGTTTTATTCCATGGCTGAGCACCAAGGGGGTTCCATTCGTGATACGCCCCCTGATTGAGCCGCAAAACAGTGGCTAAGACGTAGAAGTAGCATTCGCCGTTGTAAGCTCTTCCTGTAGGGATATATCCGTAACCTGCGCTAGCTTTATAAACGCCTTTGTCTCTAAAATTTGGATCACCCCACATTGTAGAAGACGTTTGTCTAGGGCAGTACAGCACACTACCAACACTGGAAGATCTTAATGGCTCAACTGTATCTTGGTTTCCTTGGGCATTAACGTACATTGGACTCTCGCCAGCGCCATCCCTGAAAGTCAGGTATAAGTTTTCAGCGCTATTTATTCGCTCCCAATCCCCATTCCCAGCCCCAGCAATCGTTCTTGGGCGAACTCTGAACTGCACCAACTTCCCATCAATGACATAAACATGATGGTACGGGTTCTGCAAAATCGTCAGCAGTTGCGCATCGGTTAAGTCGTTCAAATTCCAACCACGGCCACGCGAGGTTGTATCACCAGTGAAGTTGGCAAAATAGGTGATTGGTCGAACGTTATCGACCGTTGTAGCAATGCCGTCAACACTGGTTGCTTGGTTGTTAATGCCGCCGTAAGGGTAGATGTACGGTTTGGCTGGCGTAATTTCTTCTAAGTAGCCTTCGAGACCAGAGAGGTCTACGCGTTCAGTGACGACTTCTTCTGTGATTGGGCGGATGTAGATATACTCTATTTCAATTTGTGCGTTCGCCCCGCCACCAGATATATTAAATACTGAGCCATTTTTCCCACTTATGACTTTCCTGACTTCTGAACCATTCCCAGTAGGGAACACCTCTGACCCTACGTAATTCTGGTTTAACCTTACTGTTATTCCTTGGTTTGACCAATATTTAATAACGACTTCATACTGATTAGTTTCAGAGAAGAACAGATTATTTTGGTATAGCAGAGTGTTGCTTGTAGATGGGCTTACCGCTCTTAATTTTCCGTCAACTAGGGTAACAGTACTGCCAGATATAGTTGACCAGCCACTAGTACCATTTCTTAGATCCCCATTCTTAACCATCCCCTCAAACGCCCTCGCCACCGCCTCATTCACGTTCGGCGCGACATCCCCATACTTAGGGTCAACTTCGGTTAGCAGGTTCAGCGTAGGCTTGCCCGTACCACGACAGTTGCCAGAGCTGTCGTAGATATCGGTGCCGTCTGGGGCTTGGGGGAATTTCAGCTGGCACTGGGCTGTGAGTGTGATGTTGACTGCCCTAAGTGAGATGGGAAACCCAGCGATGTTAAACACAGGGTAGTCTGTCTCTGAACTGCCTAAGTGCCCTGATGAAATTCCAGATTTACCGACAATAAGTAGGTTAGGCGTTGCTCTATCTGACCACATACCTTCATTGACATTATTGGTGCTATGCCCAATACCCGCATGAATCATCCCACTCGCCGCGCACTGACGATTAACCGACGCTCTCATTGCGTCCATGTCTGCTTTAGTACGTGCGAACGCGAGTGCAGTAAGCCAGCCTGAACTAATCTTACCCTGTGAATTCGCCAGCGGAATTTTGCCCGGTGAAGGGTCAATGGTTGCGGTCCCTCCGGTGACGATAGCAGCAGCGTTTTGTTCGGATACCTTGGCTTCGGCGGCTTTTTGGGTGGCAATATTCGCCTGGTTGACTGAATTTGTTTCCGACGCTTTGGCAGCGGCGGCAGAGCTGGCCGCATCACTGGCGCTGTTTTGCAGCACGGTGTTGCCCTTCACATACTCTTGGAGTAGTGCCGACGTCTCATCTGTCAGCTTGTTAACGCTATTTACCAGCTCTTGACTCATTACCGCGCCCCTTCACTTTGGTTAATCATTTGTGCTTTGGCGTTATCCGTGGCGGTTTTATCACCAAGCGCCGTGGCAAACGCTTGCAAGTGAAGCTGTGCCTTCTGCCCTTCTGCCGGATTTAACGAATCTTTGTTGTAGGCGCGATACATCACAAAGTCAGCGACAACGCCCTCATAGACTTCTGAGAGCGGAAACGCCGCACTTTCATCTGTGACTTTTAGTGTGCGGGAGTAGACCACCTCCACATTCACTTGCTCTTGTGGCGCTGGATATAGAAACAGTGTGGTTTCATCGAGCTCATTGCGCGTCCAGCACACCGGTGCGCCTACCGTCGTGCGCCATTCTGGATAGAGCTGATTAAGCTTGTTGATGCTAACAAACGTCGCGGCAACGTTATCGATGTGGTTCACAGCAAGGATTTGATACGCATCGGCGGGCAACGCCACCGTATTCGATGACGTCGCGACAGCCGCCGTAGCACGGCTCAAATCAGGACGACGAATGACAATCGCGGCAATGGCGTCGTTCATAAAGTCGATCAGTTCAGGGCGCGACCAACGCACATTGCGAAGATCGATTAAGTCCCGCGAAATGCGGTCAATCAGGTTTTTAACGGTGATGGGCATTAGAAGAACTCCCGTTTGCGGATCGGGTTAGAAAAGGCTTGCGGCTCGCCAGATTCCAAAGCAAAGCGCTTCGCGCTACGCATCGCTTCAACAAACCATTGACGGTACTCATTACCGAGCGATGGGTTATGCCAATCGCTGTCGGGTTGAAGCATCAGGCGATGGGCAGCACCGTAACAAATGGCTTGCGCGTACTCATCGAGCAACAGCTTCGGCAAGGTTTTAGAGTTGACACCAGGCTCGACACTGCAATGCACGTAGACAACCGGATTCGAAACGATAAACGACATCACATCGCGGCTCATTTGGCGGTAGTGTTCACCTTTAGTCAGTGCCGCGTGTTCTGCGTCAGTCACGCTAATCATTTCGCTGGCAATGTAACTGCCTGAGTCGCTGTTCAGGTCCGAGCTTCCCACCACGGCAATCACATCGCCCGCCGCCACGTTTTCCAGCGTTCGTGAGTAACGAACCACACCGCTCTCGCGGCAAAACTCCTGCGCTGCTTGAACCAGTGCCGAGTGCATAAGCGGCGGCAAAGTCACATTGACGAGCTGGCGAAGCTTAGGCGTAAACAAATCGACTGAGACAGTTTCCATGGTTTACCCTTTTAACTCGGAGCGAACACGCTTGCGGTAATCATCCGCACTTTCACCAGATTGCTGGCCTTTGATATCCAGACCAGCAGCAACGATATACGTATGAATTTTCGCAGCGGCTAACTTAGAAATATCAACTTCTTCACCGCCAATGCTGACCAAGAACGAAGCTTGTTCTGCTTCTAGCTCAGCTTGCTTTTTACGTTCTTCTTCTAACGCTGCTTTATGGGCTTCGGCTTCTTTCTGCTCTTTGATTTTGCTTTCAAGCTTATCAACATGAACAAATGTATTTTCAAAACGAAGTAGGATTGCCGCTGCCTCTTCGGTCACTTCAATTGGCTTTAAACGTGGGAACACCTGACGACTTCCAGTGATGGTGTCACGCTTACGCTCTTTAGGTCCGATGTAAACAATTTGGACTTTTGACATGTCTTTTCTCCAAATAAAAAAGGCGGACCATGCCGCCTTTCCTTTGACTGGGTTGGTTAGTAGCCTTCGGCTAGATATTCCACGCCAAGGGTTACCGTGCCGTTTGCTTCAGCACCTTTGATAACGAGTGCCAGTGGCTGCTTGCTTTCTGTGTATTCAGTAGGGATCAGAATGCTTTCTGCCTTAGCACCAGAGAGTGCAATACCAGCTTTAACGACTTTTTCACCAACTTTGATGTCAGCAGTAACGCCAGCGCCAATACCAGTGGTGATTACACGAAATCCGGTGATCTTCATGCCGATTTCAAGTTCAATTACTTGAATCTCATCATTGGCGGCAATGGCAGATAACTGGACATTAACCAGTGCCAATGCAACGTTACCGTGGGTGCCTACATAAATCCGGTCTCGCATGGATGGTGCTTCATGAATTGCCATGTTTGTTTCTCCAAGGGGCACTTAGCCCCCTCTAATTAAAAGCCGAGCTTCACCGCCGTATCGAGAACGATGATGCCGTGATCGTTGACGCGTCCAGTTTTGTCAGCGAAACGGATTTTCTTAACGCCATTCATCCAGCCGATAGTGATTTCGGTTCGGTTCCCGGCGTCCGTTTTTTCTTCGACGATGGAGAAAGAGTTACCCGATTGAGTTTTGCCCCACGCTGTAGCTAGAGCTTGACCGCCCATCAACATAGCGCGATCAATAGTCGTCCCCGCGGTTTTCTGTGAAACCGTAGCCAACTTATCGTTGTTCGATACCTTGACTGTGGAACCGGCATTGAAGCGAATCGGCATCCCTTTGTACTTACGCACAAGAATGTTGCCCATCATCGCGCACTCACCAGAGAACACCGGATGCTTGAAATTGCGGCCTCGGTTCAATGCTGATGCGACCAACATCTGCCAATCTTTGTAGCTAGAAGTTTTTTTCCAGCTATCCCACTGACGAGGCGTTACGTTTAATAGATAGAACGGTTCATCACCTGCCAGTTCGTCTCCATTAAAGCGGATTGGCTGAATCGGGTTCGCCATCTCTTCAATGAACAAGTTCAAATTGTCCACCGACTCCATAGAGAAAACATCAGCTTCGTCCAGCTCTTCGAAGCTATTGGCATCACCGCCGAAGAAATGGCGATCATGAGTTGGCGGCAACACATCGTTTACCATGATCTCTGCGTACTCTTCGTGAGACTCTTGCGGCACGATGCTGTCTATCGCGAAATGGTCGCCACGCGCACCAGCAGCATGGATAATCGACACTTGATCTTGAAGATTGTTGAAGTACGGGCCAAGCAGCGTTCGTGCGGTCTTGCGTAGATCATGAGTCGTACGCTGTTGCGTCATTTTACCGCCAGCATCGACTTGGTGACGGCCTTGGTTGATACCAAGCTCGAAGCTGGTGAAATCGATTGATTCACCACGCCCCGCAATTTTCTTATCACCCATTGTCGGACGTTTGTTCAAGTGATGGACAATCTGCATATCCACCGTATCGCCGCCGCCTTTAGAAAGGTCAGTCACACGCACAATAGGAGCGTGGGAGCTGGTTTGACGCTCCATGCCTTTCTTATCTGGCATGGCTTCTTTGGGGAGTTCTTCGGTCAACATATTGACAAGAGAACGGGCACGAAGCGTAGAGGTAAATAAGCCAACCTCTTGAATTTTCCGTGCTTGTTGTTTGGTAATGGTAGTCATTTGTCAAACTCCAGACATAAAAAAACCCCGCTCTTTCGAACGGGGTTGGTTATTTGCTGCGGCGTCTACACGCCTGCCATTTCAAGTAGTGCTTCAATTTCTGCTGTGCTCTTACCTTGCATCATCGCCATCAAGCCTTCGGCATCTGCGTTTGCCATCTTTTCCAGCTCAGAGGGCTGATGCTTACTAGTAGAGCCAACAGCGCTAGGCGAAGAAGGCAGAGAGTTTTTCACTTGGCTCTCCACCTCTTCAGCTTTAGCTTTTATGTCTTGCTCAGTGATCTGCGACGCAGGCGCAGGTTCTGGCACCGACATTTCGGCTTTGGTCAGATTAACCACTTCGGCAAAGCGCTCTGCCAGTGGCTTGTTTGCCCAATTTGGATCGGCACTTAAACGGTCATCAATCTCACACGCCTTTTGCCATTGCTCTCCACCTTTCTCGCGCCAAGAAGATAGATCAGCATTCCCTTGAAGCGCTTCAAAGATGGGGTCAACGTTAGGTTTCTGTGTTTCCTGTGGCGATGTATCGGCTTGCTTCGCCGCACCATTGGTTTTCGCAACGACGACCTTCAAGATTTTACCAATCTCTGGATAGTCATCCATTAGAGCGTCAAGCTGTTCATCGGAAATTGACAAGTTCTCTGGTAAGTCCTCAGGTTCAACGCCGAGCTTTTCCAACTGCTTATTGCGAATTTCAAGTAAGCGCTCATTCTGGCTAAGCTTTTCACGATCTTTTTCAAGCTCTTCGAGCTTAGCTTTCAGTTGCTTGTTAGTCTCACGTTCACGCTCAAGCGTTTCGTAAGGGATAACGTGCTCACCATCTTTCGCTACAATGCCAATTGGCTTTTGTTCCGCTACCTGCTGCTCTTTAACTTGTGCGGGTGCCGAGTCCGCAGCATCACTATCGGCAATGTCAGTATCCGAGCTACCATCCAGAGTCGTGTCACCAAGCTCAATGGGTTCATCGTCGTCATGCTCTGGATCGTCATCCAACACGCCATCAATGCTATCAAGCAAGGCTTCAAGCTCTTCGGGGGTTTCACTACCAGTTAAATTGTCTAGATTGATTCCCATTTGTACTTCTCCTGTGTAGACGTATCGCTGTCTGTGCGCGTAAGCACTCTGTTAAAAAATGCTTACGAGCTCAGGCAAGCAATATCAAATTCGGTGGGTTGAGCGGTTTTAATGCAAGCGCATGTAAGAAGTTGGGCGTCTTGCTCTGGGTAGTCGGTGATCACAGCCTTGCCAATAGGCACTGAGCGAAAACCTTGGTCGCATAAAAAAACCGATAGCCCTTGAGCCATCGGTTCTGTGTAGCATTCGAGTTTGAGCATTAGATGTAGTTTCGCTGTTCGAAAACACTGCGGCGAACGTGGTAGATATCTTTCTCATCCAAGAAGCAAACGAAGTCGCCAGCATTAACAGGCTCGAAATGGGCAAACTGGTAGCACTCACCACCAATCGCAATCTCACTCAAGCATGGACCACCTGATTCTGCTTGTTTGAGTGGGATAATTACTTCATCTGGTTTCACTTCATAGGCAATGCGCTCTATGGCCTTGCCCTGATAAACCTTGAATTCATTCAAAACGGCATGAGGTTTTGGTTTGTTAGTATTTGCACAGGCATTTCCGGTACTTGGATCGCCAAAGCGATCACTCGTTTTGCCCGTCACTTTCAGCAAGTAGCCTTCAAGCTCCCATAGTTTGTTAACTGCCGACTGTACGCAACGCTCTTTCGCGTACTTGCAGCCGTCTTCCCATTTGTAGTTTTCCGGATCGACACAAGCTGATTCGCCGTAAGCCACTTGAAAACCATTGGGCAGAAAAGCCCAACATCCTGTTACCGTTGTGTTCTCAACTCGAGCAAACTTGAATTCAAGCTGGTCAACCAAGTTAAGGATGTGTTCCTTTTGCACTTTCATCTTTTGCACCCAAATTTCGCCAAATAAAAAAGCCCCGACCAGTTAAGGGCGAGGCTTTGCATGATGGGAGAAATGTACCCCACATTTTGGCGCCGTTCAATTACAACGTCAGAGCTTCCAATTGCTGCTCAATCATATTGGCCCATTGAGCTCGGATTTGCTGCAACTCTTGATTCATTCGCTCTACTTCCTGCAGAAGCTTGCCCGTTTCAGCTTGTGTCTTGGCATCGTTGTATCGCGCTGAATTTGCGGCCGCTCTCTCTTTCTCTGCAGCAGCAATGGCCCTCTCAACTTCGGCTTCGAGTTTCTTCACTTTCGCTTCCATCTCACGCATCGCCAATTGCATCTGAGCTTCCTGCTGTTGCTGCTGAGCCTGAATAGCCGCTAACTCTTCCTCGCTCATCTCCTCTTGAGGCTTCTGAATACCAATCGCATCGCGAACCCGATCAATAAACTCGGCTTTGTTTGGAATATCGGTCAGTTCAGCCACAAGGTCTATTACGGCAACTTGAACCTCTGGCGGCATCTGGGCGGTAATTTGCATCATGCGATCTGCAAGCTGCTGTTTATAAGCCGCGGTCTGTTGGACTGGTGCCAACGCAATGTGTGCTCGTAGCTTCGTGATGTCGTTGCTTAAACCTTCATCCGTTTCTTGGTTAATCATCACATGCTTGCGCTTACGTCTGTCTTCACGATTAATCGTTACTGGTACGTTTCTGCGTCCCTTGAGGTCCGTAATTAAGTAACCAAGGATCAACTCTCCGAGTAGCTGGCAAGAGTAGCGATAGTTATCATTGATTTCAGCGAGTGTCGTGGCTCCTTGTTCGACCAGATTTGCGATTGCAACACCACTCGCTGCATTGGACTCTTGACCTAGAAAAGCCCCATATACGCCCATGGTATCTTGAATCAACTTCATTGATTCTTGCATGACCGCAAATTGCTGTTGAGCAATGGCAAAATCCTGCTCAACTTTGAACGCATCTGATACCGATTTTTTGTTGCGCCGTTCCGGGTTGAGCTCAATGTAGCCATCAGCGCGCTCTATCTCTGTCAACACACTCTCACGGCTCATGTTTGTCGCATCTTGGTCGGCGATGACACGTTTGGCTTGCAGTAACCAAGTCAGCTTGATACGTCTAAAGTTCACTTCATCCTGTGCAGGAATTGCTCGAGCAATCAACCCATACGGTTCACCGTTCGCATCTTTGCGGTAACCAAAGAAAGGAACAAGCGGAAACAACCCCTGAGGCGCATCACACTCTTTATCGCCGAGATGGTGCGGCCCTGCGTACCAACTCTCAATGATTCGGCTGACTTGAGCCATTCGCACATTTGCCTTACCGAGTGCTGCTGCAGTCGCATGCACCAAGTTATTTTTATCGAACTCAATCACTCGTCCATTTTGCAACTCGATTACCGGCTTTCTCTCCATCGTCCGGTAGTAAATCACCTGCAGACGAATACGTTTTCGGTTTTGGGATAGCCACTCGGTTTGCTTACGACTGTAGCCTTTGTACTCTTCATAGGCATTGACCAGATTAGATTCCATGCCCTCAACCAGTTCTGTTTCAACAAACCCATGCCAACCATTGGCCGCGTTCTCTAAGATGTCAGCCTTGTGCGGCACCAATGTCATCAGCTCATCAACGTCAATCCAGCGACAGCGCATTACCCATCTTGCATCGGACCAGTCAGGTTCTTTTGATAACCAGTCCCAATACACTTCATCGCGAGGAACACTTTGAATCTTATACTTAGGACCAAAGAGGTTTTCATTTCGAAAGACTTCGACGACACCAAAGCCGCATTTTATTTGAGATGAGTAAGCATCAGAGCGGGCTTTATCCAACTTACTAAGACGACAAATGTCCTTGAACTGCTCGTTGATTGCCTCTGCGAGTTCATCAAACTCTTTGCTTGGGTCATCGGCCATCACAACTAGGTCAGTGCGAGTCTTTGCCTCCATGCCAAGCACACCGTCAACGGTTGGCGCAATCAGGTTGTGCATTGTCATCGGTTGATCGCGTTCTTTAAGCACTTCAATGACTTTCGGTGCAAGCTGGTCGCCGTCGTAGTAAGCGCAGGCCTTGTTCGCGTTGGTTCTCCATCCGGGTTGTCCGTCGATATCAGACATGATCTCTAGGAGTTTTTGTTGCTCGATTTTTTTCATTAGTGCGCCATCCAGTGCTTGGGTTCGCGTTTAATTGGAGAGGATTTGTGTGTGATTGGCATTCTTGCCCGCATTTCTTGGGCGATGGCGTAGCTCATGACTTGATCGTCAAAGCAGCCCTCTTGAGCGTTCATTGAGCCGTTTTTTTGATAGACGTAAGTGGTTATTTCGCTAATCGTGCCAATCCAGCGGATGCCAGATTGCCTATTGCGAAGCAGGGTCTTTAATCCCTCGGTTAAAATTGGCTTGCTGTATTTATTGGTGAGCCAGCCAAGTTTCACCGTTTCATCTTCATCGGCCCTATCAATATATTGCTCAGAGTAAATTCGGCTGAGTTTGTAATGCTTTTTAAACTCAAGAATGAAAGCGTGGCCATGGTTATTGCGCTCTGGCCCTGCATAAGCCCAGTTGTAAAGCTTGCCGATGTGCGCTGCCAACTGAGCAAAAAGCTCTACATCCAAATGCCCGTACCAATGAGCCACTTGCTCGCCAGTGCTTCGCTTAACGACATCAAGACTGCAGCGGTCACCGTGTTCAAGTCCTTCTGCAATATCGATACCCATCGCATAATCTTCATCTTTCTCGGGCAGTTCCCAAACCAGCAGCATGTTCATCACTGAGTTCTGCCCCTGCTCATCCATTGTTTCTGGTTTATTAGCTCTGGCCATGTTCCCGGTTACGGGTTCAACGTCATAGACAATGAGCGGATTCATCGTTTCGCCTTCAGCTTGCATGGTACTGAGCGAGTCAAAGACGCGACGGCCAGAAGTAAGAAATGCTTCAAGCGGCGTAGACGGAAACTCCTGCTTCATCTCATCGCGTTGTTCCGCTTCTTTCAACACGTACCATTGGCGCTGCTCATCATCGATTTCGCAATTCATCGCATCCTCGATAGCGTCAAAGTACTCTCTCTGGGTTTTACTTATCACAAGCCCAGTTTCAGGCACTTTGGCGCGATACTTCGGATCTTGCCACCACGCGAAAAAATGAAACTTCCAGTCGAGCTGAGTTAGCGGCTTTTCAATGCGACTCATCTCTAGCGACTTCATCGTCATGTTGTAGAAATCACCGCCAACGCCCTCGGCAGTGGATTCGATGAATGCAATACATCCAGGATGGACGGCGTTAAGCGTCCCTGTTCGAACCTCTTTCGCTTTCGCAGGATACTTAGCGCAGATTTTGCCATGCTCTGAAACGTGCAAGCGGTGAACGGTACCAGAACGAAACGACGTCGCTACTTGAATGCTTGAACCATGTTCAAAAACAATGTAGCCGCCAGTTGAACCAGAGCGCCTGCTTTTAACTTTAAATCGCGTCTTGAGCCAAGCTGGCAAGTTATCAAACGGTACCTCAATCTTGGTTCGATAAATTTCACCTGACGCGGATTGGTCTTGTGCGATAATCCCGCACTTTAAGTTATTGTTAAAAAGCGCTTCATCGAGCAGGTAGATATCAATAGCCGTTGAGAAACCAAGCTGCCGCGCTTTTAAGATAATGTTGAGATACCACATCATCTCAAAGAGCAAACGCTGAGCGGGTCGAAGCCGGAAGCGAACTAACTGCCCCTGCTCGTTCTCGATCATGTAGAGATTATCGAGACGCCACCATTTATCGCTGAGTTTGTCCTCAATCTCGAGGAGTTCAGCATCGGAGATTTCTTCAAACTGATGTGTCATTGCGTCTTGCTCATCAAGCCATCGCCGCCCATGGCGCGAATATCATCAAGAATCTTGGAAACTGGCGTGTCGTCGCCTTTGCCCTCTTTACTGATTTTGTCAGCTTCTAGGCCAAGTTTGCGCGCTGCGTTTTCAACTCGCTTAGTATCAGCAACGATGTGTGGCACTTTGACTGTATCGATTTTCAAAGCGGAAAGCGTTCGAGTAATCGACTCAATACGGCTAGTCAACGAGCCCAATCCATTTTCAATTCGATAGTAGGATTCATACAGCGAAACGCGGTCCTCGATGCTATTTGCGTTTTTAATGTCGTCCATGCATTGAGAAAGCGCCTCCGCGCCAGATTGAAGACGAACACGACAAAGCTCCAATTCATCTTGCAAGTCTGCAATGGCCGCAGCATCAAACTTCTCAAGCTCGTTTTCTTTGAAGTACCTAGCGTAGATGCCATGTTTTCTGGCCCTAGAGTTGCCTGGCTCTGCGGAATTGCTTGGATTGGGATTGCCAGCGTTGCCAACAGAGATTTTATGACCGGGAAGAAAACGCCCGCTTTCATCTCGTTCGCTTTGTCCCATGTCATGTTCGTTACTGGGCTCTAAAGCCTCTGACTGCTTGTGATTTTGTTTGTGACCATTTTTTCGTGTCACTTTTTTCTTATCTGCTTTTTGCGCACATTGCGCACTTCGACTTTGCGCAGAGTGTTTTTGCGCATTTTGCGCAGTGCGATGCGCAGATTCATCATGCGCAGTGTTACGCACTTTGATATATCGCCGAGCGGTCTGATAGTTGAGCCCTTCGCTCTCACACCACTCCTTTGCAGAAATGCCAGTTCTCGCGTGGGCAACTTCGAATTTCTTTTGTAATAGTTCCCATTTGTTCGACATGTTTTTCTCTTACTACTTTCTCATAAGCTCGTTGGAGAGTTCCCCTTCCACTACCCAATCCCCGATAACGGGGCGATGGGTAGTTGGGATGCAAATGCGTTCACCCGAAGAGAGGTAAACCCGAGCCGATTTGCCGTTATACCCGATAACGCCCTTAATCTTTCCTGTCCGATTTGGTTGACTGACTTCAGTGAGCTTTTTCATTTGGGCATTCCACTACAAACATAATTGGAGCCACTGCGGTGAGTGGCTCCTGTTATGGCTATGGTGTTATCGGTGAGAGAAGTGAGCTAACCCGGCTTGTTCTTTTGAGTACGCCATTGGAGATACTCGTCGGCTTGGGCTGCGCATTCACTAAGCGCCGCTTTCAACCGCGGGATGTCTTGAGTAACGATTTGCGGCCAGGTACCGATGACTTGAGGCTTATAACAGGGAACGATAAGCCCCTCGGGAGGGAGAATGTATTCAGTTACTACGATGGGTTCAGGTTTAGTAGGGCTGGCGCAACTGCTCAGTAACGGTATCAGGGATAGCGCAGCGACTATCCGCCACTTGCTGCTCAAGAAACTGGATGTCATGGCGAAGCTTTTCCTCCTGCTTTGCGTTTCTGTTGGCTCTTTCGATAAGTAAGGTGTTCATGCGCTCGCGTTCGTTACTGACTTGCTCAAGAAGTGTTTTGCGCATCAGGCTCGTTGCATTGGCGCTGGCCAGTTGCTCACGTAACAGCGAGTTTTCAGCCTTTTGAGCTTTGATGTGCATAGCCATCCCAAAGAGCGTGGCAATGAGAAGAGCGGCGACTACCGCTTTACTAGCGAAGCTCATTGATAATTTCCGTATCGGTTGGAAGCTGGCCCAGTTGGAGCAGTGCGTCGTAAACAGAGATTTGCCCGAGACAGAGCTGGGTTTCGATTTCCCGCCTAGAGACTATTCCTCGGCATTGCCACTGCGGATCCCGACAGTCTCTTGGTTCTCCGCCTATCGTGACATAACGCCAACGGTTGAACTGATAACAGGCGTATTGGATTTGGCCACGCTGCAGATGACGATAGAGCGTAGAGTTTTCGAGTGCTCCGACTCCGACGTTGTAAGCAAAGTCCAGCGTAGCGATGTGAACATTGGGCGGGAGTTGATAGGTAAGCTTTTCAAGCGGCTGATTATGCTTTTCTAGAGATTTAGCCAGCATTTCCGCGCATTGCGCATCAGTGTACTTATCACCCTGTTTAACGCCGTTGGTTTCGCCGTTACAAACGGTCCACACTCCGCCAACGTCCTGATATGCCACATTCTCTTTGCCCTCGAAAGCAGCCGTCAACGCAACTGCCCCGACAAGCGTTGCACCGATTAGTCTGTTGTACCGCATTGTTCATGCTTCTGGATGGGAGATTTAGGATACAGCCATCGAGCGGCCGTTAGCGCGATACCCAAAATAGACAGCGAGGTACCGACCACAAAGGCAATGTCGCTGCCATACCAGGTAAAATTACCCGCAATGATGTCTGCAAAGCTCGAATTGAGCATGGATTGGTAGTTCTCTACCCCTTTAGCGACACCAACGCCGACGGTTGTGCCGCTACCCACCGCGATAGACATGGTGGCTTTGTCGGTAAGAACGGGGCTGGATGTCTTACCGATGGAAAAGAAGAAGCTCATTAATAGTCCCCGGAAACGAAAAAACCCCGCCGAAAAGGCGAGGTTCTACATCATGGGTAATAATTTACCGAACTTTTTGGTTCAGTCAATGACAGCATAGCCACAGGCTTTAGTTGATTTTCTGGCGGCGATGGTTATTTCAACGATTTAATCCATCGACTAACTCTGGATGAACACGCGCAATTTTTTCACGAATCGCATTGCAGACGAACGCATTCAAACTCTCACCTTCTGCCGCAATAACGGCGGCACGATGCAAGTTCTCTCCGGTTCTCACGTTAAAGGAACCTTTGCACGGCTTATTAGGTTCGCGCCCAAGCTCCGCACATGAAGCCAAGTACTCATCAACAGAGTATTGAAACTCTCGCTCTAGCTCCTTAATCGTGCTGGCTTCATAAGTCACCACGTCGCGAATAAAAGCCAGCTTTCCAAACAGCGTATTAGTCTCTAGCTCTGGCTCAATTGTGCCAATGTAGCCCTTATACCTTAAGTAAGTCATAGAATGCCCTCTTGTTTCAGGTGCATGATTACCGATTTAAGCGCACCACCTTTAATTTCGTTCTCAGGGTGAGGCTTATGCAGCAATAACAACGCATCAGTTTCAGCATTGAAGAAACGCACGCGAGAACCTGCCATTTCTTTCTTCTCATATCCTAATTGAGCGAGTAGCGTAACCAAATCACTCCAAGGGAATACACGTTTTGCGTTTTGTAGCTTCGCCAGAAGCTTTTCTTGCTTTCCCATTACCACTCCTTGCTCTATACGCAAAGTATAAACAGGAACAACACATTTGCAACTATATTAAGTTGCAAATGACAAATGAACCGCGAAATGACTCCGCCCCGATAAGTTAGTGTTTCGCGGCAGATTTACTGGCGGTGATGGCTATTTCAACCATTTTCTTGTTCACCGCTTCGGCGATCTGCGCCATTTCTTGCATGGTAAAAATACCTGGCTCTGCAATTAGGTTGGCGATCCGGCTTTTGCTGACAACAAAGGCATCATTAGGGATGTGTTTTGCTTCCACGGTTTGACCGTTCTCGATAACGAGCATGATCCGCGTCATAGAAGGAATTGGGAGCTGAGGTTCTGGTAGTGCTTGGGTGAGGGGCTGAGTTTGGGCTGATTCGGTCTCTTTATCGAGCACATCCAAAACCCATTTGCGGAATTCTTTGGCTCTTTCCGTTCTAGATAGCATAGCAATAAGATGAGCGCCGCGAAGGGAGAAAATGCGAGAAGATTTAGTCAAGTTTCCCGAGAGGGTCAAATTGACCTCTTCGGTCATTGCGCTTGAAAACTCATCTTTGTTCCGAGCATAAACTCGGCTAATTGAGTTTGAATTTGCATAACCAAGAGCCTTTGCAATATCGGATGCTGATAACCAGATCTGGTTGCATTTCTCGATTACATCAAAGCGAGTATTTTGGAAAGTAAGTGCTGAAGTCATAGTGAACTCCTTGAGTATGATACATAAATCACCACACAAAGGTTCCTAATCAATGGGTGGTGAACTGAACGAGGTTAGGAACTACCGTACTCAAGGAAACGGCGCGCCGAAGCGCCCTCATCCAGCCCACCATAATTCTATAGGTGTGCCGAAGCCACACACAAAAAAACCAGCAAAACGCTGGCACTTGTGTGCCTTGAGTTACAATGCGGGGTTCCTACGCCCGACACTGGATTTTGCCAGTGCGAGGTAAAAATAGCTCGGTACATATTGACTGTCAAGCCGATAAACTTTAAGTGTTGCTTGTTTCGCCATCTAATGGCACCCGAAAAAGGAGATCGGCCACAGCTTTCCATTCTGTTACTCATCCCCCAAATACCCCAAACTTCTCCAATCTCAACCGCTTTTCCAATGCATCTGCGGCGATGATCTCCTGCCTGCAATAGCCACTTACAAGCTCAGTGATTACCGGGAGGAAGTTGCGCGCAAAATCCTCTTCTGAAATGCGCACGCCGAGCTGACGAAACTCCGCGTATATTTGCTCTCTTGTTGGGCGAAGCATCCCTACACCACCGCATTCGTTGCACAAGCGAAGCAGGTAGTTACCTGAACCATGACATTTGGGGCAATTGAGTGAGTCACCCGCTTTCATCTGCGCATGTTCGTGTAACCTCGCTTTCTCAAGTTCTATGTCCTGCTGGTGTTTCTCTATCAATGGTTGCATGGAAAGATTGCCGGACTTTTCCATCGACTTGATGCGCAATTTCCATGTCTCGATAAGCTTCAGAGAGCGCTTCGAACGTGCGTCGTATTTCTTATACAAACTGCGCAGTTTAACTCGCTGTGAACGCAGAGGAACTTGCAGTACTAGGTTGGCAACAATATCGGCTACCGCGCTCACATGGTTTACCTTCTCCTGCGCGACAGTTGCGCGCACATGGTCAATGAAGGTCAGGCGTGCAGCTTCATCCCCCAAATAGCGGGCCTCGATAATGGTTCGCCCTACCGGGTGATGCAACAGCTCAGCCGAGAACGCAGCCAGTATGACATCTGGCGTTAATCGTCTGCGCCCTACTTTCGATTCCACAATCATTGCCTTTGGTGCATGGAGCTTTGCCAACATTTCCACTGCTTGATTCATAGTTCACCCGCCATATAGTTGATTATTATTTGTTTTGCTTCGTCAAAGCCTTTAGGGAAGACCACCAAGTAACCCTGCTGGCACAACTTGTCACCTAGCTCACTTTGCGCATTTGAAATTACAGAGCGATAAGGCGCTGGCGCTTTCATTTCAATGCGCAAGCCGTGATAGCCACATCTGGCCACATCAAAGACGTAGTCCATGTAGCCGGATGTCCCGCCCATCTCGATGAAATCCTTTCGCGCTTTAGGCCCACGCTTTCCTTCATTGGGAATGTGAGTGAGATAGTCGGCGATATTCAGCCCGTCAATGACAGTGTGCTTGGCCCACTGATACAGCGCTTTGCATTCGGCCAGTTCGATTTCTCTTACCTTTCGCTTGGCCTTGTCACCGCTCATAGAGACATGCTTCCCTGCAAGCCTTTCGATTTCATAGGGGTTCATGCAAACGTCAGTATCCCTTCTTCCACAAAGCTTTCTTGAGTCTCTTCTACCGCTCGGAGTTTATCGGCGGCATACGCTTCGCGACCGCAGCGATCAATCTCTGCATGGCAGGCTGAACATGCATAAACCACCATGTTATCGCCTGCTTTAATGCCCATCCCACGGCGTAAGCCAACATGCGCCGCCACCGTCGTTTCTGGGTCAAAGTTACAAATGCCGACTAAGCGCAATGTGCATGCTTTACCGCGAGCCGACTTCATGATTTTTTTACTGCGAACGAGCGTCATACATACCCCAACATCTGGTTAATGACATTCTCCATTTCGGCTTCATTTCTTAGATAGCCACCTGGTCGAACGATTTGATTCCAAACCACATTGAATGAAGCGCGATATAACTCCTGAAACTCGTGCTCCTGCATGTTGGCAAAACTGATTGACTTAGGCTCTTTACGAAGAGCCCCATTAGGCAGTGTCACAATGCTAAAAAATCCCGCTTCCACCACAACCCAACGGCGGTAAGAGAGAAAACTCTTTTCAACGGCGTAAGTGGTTCGCTTGTGTATGAGCTGGTTGAGAAATGCCGATTCGAACTCGAGCAAAACGTCTTCCTCTCCAACATGCTTCACTAAGAACTTCACAAAGTTATCCAACAAATGACGCTCGTTCGGACACACGGCCCCGCCAGTGGGTTGCCAATAATCAAACCCAAGTTTAAGCAGTGCCATATACTTGCGGTGAAACATTGGATTGCGCACTTTGCTTGGCAGCTTGGGGAACTCAATCACTTCGCCGATGGCGTAGCGACGTAAAACCTCATCATCTTCTGGAGACAGAGGGGCTAACCCCCCTGTTTTGCAGCGAACAAGGGATAAGCTCATTGCAGATCCCCTTGGTCGTCTTTAAGCAGGCTCAGAATACGATCATTCGAATTGCTGAAGTTCTCGTAATCTTGTGTCTCACACTCGTCCCAGCGCTCGATTTCTTCGCGCTTTGCTTCACCGGAAATGCAGTAAAAAACATACGTCACCACACACGCGCACGCGTAAGCAAACAGCGCCTTTTCTTCAGGCTCGAATGACGTCAAAGAAATAAAGTAGCCAGCCGCAATCGCAATACAAACCGCGACAAACATCATGGAGATTGATTGAATAGATTTCATGAGTTCACCTTCATCCCTATTCGTTTCGCCACCTCTTTCACTGGCAGAGACGGCACAAGGCGATAGCGCCAAACTTGTTTCTTGTTCACAACTTCCATTTTGCGTTGCTTAACCAAGCCATGCCGTGAGGGGCTGACTTCACGAAGCCTTGCAGAAATAGCCGCTTGCGTATCGCGATCTGGAAAATGAGCGTGGATCATCGCTTCAATCTCGCGCAGAGTATGCCAACCGTTATTCGACACCATCACCGCAATCACTCGGCCAATCTGTGAAGTGTTGAAATTGATCTGCTCTGGATACTTGCTGCGCTTCCACGCCTCGATGGATGTCATCATTTCCGTCATGCAACACGCTCCGATTTCAGGGCCATTTCCCAATGCTTAAACATTTGCTTGGTCGGCGGTAAATGCTTGTCTGCTTCAAAGCAGTACATCAGCCATTGGTGCACAATGGCCCGTGTAGGACGAAACTGGTGCAAATACATCTTCACGCCGTATTCTTTGGCAAGATCAGCGAGGATAACCGCGTGTTTTCTTGGTATACCCTGCTTTTCCCAATCTCGAACAGCGCCGTAACTCAGATCATCACAGCGACGAGCGATCATAAAAATTGCGTCCCCCCGCTCCATCGGCAGCTTGCGAAGCAGTGAGAGAAACGCATACGCACTCAGCTCATCACGCATGGCTATAAATTCACGTTTGGTAAAATGGATATTCATTGGTCGTTACCTCTTTTGGGCCAATTGCATTTGCACAACGTTGGATTGACTTACCAGTGCCACTGGCGCTTTCTGAGTCGCATCACCGCCACGATACACAAGCTTGCATTGCTCCCTATCGCCTACACTCAACGGCGGGTCGATAGCAAAGCCCGAAGCCGCGTTCTCCGTTTCAGATACACCAGCCAACACTCTGGGATAGCTGCTCGGCGGATTGAACAGATACGTGCGATAGCGGTTCTCAAAGTCCTTTTGGCGAAATGTCAGCTCTTCCTCGCTTCCGTGACAAAGCGCTGGCCATCCCCCCATATCACTCACCACCGCATGGATCAGCGCATCGTCAAACACCACAGAGGTGTAAGAACCAACACTGCCTATCGCCTTTTTGGTTTTGTTCCAAGCCAAGATCGCCCGATCTTTCGAGGTACCGCCAAGCAAGCGCACAATGTCTGCCGGCTTTGGCGCAAACTGGCCGTTATCTGGGTTGCGGCGGTGCATGGATAAAGCCTGTTTCACCGCGGCAAGGTCAAAGATACTCAAGTCTTCCCAATACACGCTGAGCAGTGCGGGGGTCAGTTCCATCCGGTAAATACTCAGCGTGGCCGCAAGTGTTTCTGCAAATTCTGGTCGTTGATTAGGTGTCATGGTCGTTACTCTCCGTGTTCGAAGGTGTTTCCTGTGCTTGTGGTCGTTCCTAGCCATTGGTCAATGGCGCTCTGGTTCCTCGCTTCCAGCGCGGATTGACGCCCTTGAGGTGGCGCAGAGATTGGCGCATGTGAACGGGCCAAGTGGTTTTCCAGCCACTCAACCTCAAACCCTTGCCAGCCTCTCTCCACGCAAATCCCCAGCACATCGTCGGCGGTCAGCCCTAGTTTCTGCTGTGCAAGTTCAAGTTTGGGTCGCAGACGGTTGATCGCCGTTTGCGTCAGAGGGGCGCGTTTCTTGTTGCGGATTAGTTGCCAATCACTCAGCACCTGATCGCTTGGTTGTGTCGGCCAGTTTGAAAAATCCAAAGCCTGCGCTTTTTTTGGTTTACTTTTTTTCTCTTGTTTAAATTCAGTATTTGTTAAGTGATCAGTACTTATTAAAAGATCAGTATTTATTAGTGTCGGCTCAGCCGGATACGGTTCGGCCGTTTCCGGTTCAGCCGTATCCGGCTCATCCACCGCTTCCGTGTTATCCGTATCCGGTTTAGGCGTATCCGGTTTTTCTAGTGGTTCATCAAAGACCACATAGTCCACACCCGACATTCGGCCAGAGCCATTACGCCGTTGTCTGCGTTCCACAAACCCTTTCTCAACCAGTTCTGTAATGGTTGCGTAAACAGCGTCACGCCCAATAGGAGCAGCGGTATCACTAAAACACTTGACCAACTGAGCAGGAGACACTTCCCAGTTGTCCGGCTTGCTCAAGAGGTACGTCAGCACTCCGATAGCGCGTGGGGACAAACCGCTATCAAAAATGGCGTTATTGATAATCGTAAAACCGACCTTTCTGGCGCTACGGATGATGCTCATTAGTGAACTCCTTCCGCTTTCTTACTGAAATCAAAGGGATTATCAGTCCCCGCCCCTAACATATGCGCAATCAAACGGCCACGAACTTGATCGCGGCGCTCGCCTGAATACTCAGCAGCCTGAGTGATCACCAATTCAACAAACGCAGACTCCGAACTGCATGGAGTGTGAGCGGGGTTGGTCCCCCGCCCTTTTTTAGTTGTGTTCATGTTTATCGGGCCTCTTGTTGTGGCGAGCGAGAGGAAGGCGTAAGAACATCAAACTCCCCCTCAACGGTGAATGGTTTGTGATTTTCGATCTCATCAAAGAAATCAAGTCGCTCTCCCCCTTGTCGCTCCCAAGCAAGCAGCACTTGGTCTCGTAACTCGGGTTCACTCTTCAAAAGAGCGATCACCGCTTGGATGATCAGCACATTGCAAAGAACGGCCTTTTGCGCGTCTACTTCATTTGCCAGCAAGGAAAGAAACTCGCTTTCATCCAACGTGAATCGGGCTTTCACCTGAGACGTTCGCACCTTGTCGAAGGGCAAGCCCTCCATGCCAACGGTTCGGTTTTGCTTGAGCTGTTCAATTTTCTGATTGATTTTGGTCATTTTCATTTGGTCGTTACCTCGTTAGGGGCCATTTCATTACCCATTTACTGTTAGTCTCACTACGAGTGGGGTTCAGGGAACACATCACTGAAAGTGCAATTAGCATTTAAGCCATTGAGAGCCTTTACGATTTTCCAAGCGGTAGAAACATTTAGATTTCGCTCACCGCTTTCATATCGGTCAATGGTGCTTTGGCCGACACCAATGGCTTCGCCCAAATCTTTTTGAGTTGCTCTAACGGCATTTCTGTAGTGTCTGATCTTGTTCATAACACCTCCAAATTGGGATTTATACCATAACGGAATACCAGCAACAACATGGATATACCAATAAGGCCATTTTAACTACATTCCGATATGGCATAATCTGGGAATGAAAATGAATTGGAACGATCTGGTTAAAGCCAGAATGAAAGAAATTGGCATGACACAGGATGCTCTTGCCGAAAAGATGGGTCTTGCGCAGGCTTCGATAGCCCGTTACCTAAATAAAAAACGAGAGCCAGATATTGATACAATCGCCAAGATTATGAAGTGTGTAGGTCTTGATCAATTGATGTTGAGCTCTGATGGTTATGTTGAATACCCTGACGAAGTATTGGCGAACGTTTCGAGAGTTAAGGTTCAACCAAAATACCAGAATTCTTTCCCCCTATTGAGTTCTGTTCAAGCCGGCGCTTGGTCTGAAGCCGTAGAACCCTATCGGCTTGATGAAATAAGCCACTGGTACGAAACCACAGAAAGAGCCAGCAAACGCAGCTTTTGGTTGGAAGTAGAGGGCGACTCAATGACATCCGCAACAGGTGTGAGCTTCCCAGAAGGCACGCTAGTGTTGGTAGATACAGAAAAAGATTACCAAAACGGTTCACTCGTCGTCGCTAAGTTAACCGATGTAAACAACGCAACCTTTAAAAAGTTGGTGATCGATGCAGGGCAAAAGTATCTCAAGCCCCTTAACACCGCTTATCAAATGATGCCAATTAATGGCAACTGTCGCATTATAGGCGTGGTGATCGATGCAAAATTAAAATTATTCTAAGGATGGAAAAATGTCTTATTTCTTTGACACTGCTGTTAATATTGAAGGAAATAAAAAACTAAGGTCACCTCAAATTGAGGCATACATAAAAATAAAAGAGTATTTTAATAGCAAACCTATAAATAGAGAAGCGCTAGTTGTTTTGCCAACTGGTACTGGGAAAAGTGGTCTAATATCTATATCTCCGTTTGGTGTGGCAGAGAAGCGAGTTCTTATCATTACTCCGGGATTAATTACCAAAAATAGTATTCGTCAAACACAGGAAGCGCTTAAAGACAACTTCTGGATAAACTATGACATAATTTTTAGTGGAAAGGATATACCAATAGTAAGTGAGTACCTTCCAGAATTGTCAGACGAACACCTCAATCAAAGTCAAATTGTTTACACCAATATCCAACGAATTTCCTCCTCAAGAAGCAACGGCCTGTTGAGTCGAGTTCCACCAGATTTTTTTGATTTTATTATTGTTGATGAGGCACATCACTCCCCTGCACAAAGTTGGAAGGAGGCATTGACGTATTTTCACAACGCAAAAGTGCTACATGTAACAGGCACACCATACCGTGGTGATAATATTGATTTGCCAGGTGAAAAAATCCACGAAACTCCTTTATCTGAAGTAATGCGCGACAGATATGTGAAATGGCTCAGAAAAGATACTGTAAATGCCCATGAACTTTATTTTACAACTCCTGACAAACCTGGAATAAAGTTAAGTAAAGAAGCAGTCCTTGAATTCAAAGATAAAGAGTGGATTGAAAAAAGTATTGCACTTTCTAAAGGTTGTTCTTTAGACGTTATTGAACACAGCCTAAACAAACTAGATGAACTGAAGTCTGCCTCACCCAACGTTCCCCATAAAATACTAGCAGTTGGATGCAGTATAGCTCACGCAGAAGATCTGCTGAGTTGGTATAAGGAAAAAGATAAGAAACCTGTCATTGTCCATAGTAAAATGGAGCCTAGTGAACTTCACGAAGCACTTCAGAAAATAGAGCTTAATCAGTGTGATGTTGTAATATCTGTAAATATGCTTATGGAGGGTTACGACCACAAATATCTTACTGTTTTAGCAATTTTTAGACCTTATAGAAGTTTAAATGCTTTTGCGCAAGTAGTTGGCAGAATACTGAGGACAATTCCTGAAAACGAGATAACCCACTTTGACATTGATAACAATGGAATTGTGATCTTCCATGAGGAAATCGGCCTTAACTCCATGTGGGAGAGTTTTCAGAAAGAAGTGGAGAAAGCTCGCCGAGTTAGAGAATACACTTACACCGAACGTGATTATGAGGAACGAGAGCATACATTAGCGGGAGTTGAAAGCGATATCTCTTACGTTAGTGACAGTGACTCTTACCTACATGATATTGATTTTAACGATCTTTTTAATCGAAAACGCCAAGAGATTAATGCCTCCGTAGAAACAAAACTTAACCAAATCAAGCAGTCTGGCGTGGATATCCCTGATGACATACTAGAAAATTTACGCAAACAACTAGCGGAGAATGAAACTCAAAAAGCGGCAGAAGAGTTTATCGATCCAGAGTTGATTTCCAAGCGCCCTCATATCGCGAGAACAAAACTGAGGCAAACGCTAAAAGAACGCACCCAAGATATGGCTTCTAACATATTGATTGATAATGGTATCGGTGAAAAGAGCTCCGAACTGTATCATAATTTCAGAAATCACATAGTTCCGCTACGTGAAACTGACGCAAATGATGGTATGATTGTAAGATACGTTAACATGAAACTTTACAATATGTTTGGGCCCATAAAAGACCGAGATAACCATACTTTGGTTGCGTCTATTAATAGCTTGGAGAATATATTCAGAGAGATTGAGAGGATGATTAGATGAATAACGCTTTGATTATGAAAGAAATTAACAAAATTATATCATTCTGTATGGTCAAAGGTGTCCAACCTAGTGAACTCGCTGCTTCAATTTTTGAAAGTGAATATCACCACATTGAATCATATAAGGAAGGTGATAAGGTTGTTTTTGTACTCAGCTTTATTGATAGAAGCGAAGATGACGTTAGCAATATTAAAATGAAGTATGTTTACAATGAAAGTCAGCAGTTAATCTCAGTTAATCAAAAAGTTAACTCCGGTCCTTATAAGATTCAGTGGGATAGAAATCAAAAACTTACCGACATGCTAAAATCTCTCGCCCAAATGGTACCTGGCGATACCGCATTGATCGACAAGTTAAAAGACGCAATCCCTAATGAATTCAAAGACATACTATACCCACACTTAAAGTTAGTAAGTTAATAAATTTCCACATCAAAAAAGCCACTACACTAGTGGCTTTTTTTGCTTCTTAGCATCTCACCACTACCCTTTGTAAGCAGCCCTACTTTGCCTCTCAAACTCCAAAATGTAATACAGATCACATTCCTCGTATCCCCAAAAATTTAATTCCATTTTGGTATTGACAATAAAATACCATTTCGGAATACTATTTATACCAAAGGCAAACAGCCTTACGCTCTTTAACAACATGAACCATGAACGATAACTACCCTCTCCGCTTGTAGGTGAGAGTAGAGGTCAGCCCAAGATCCACGAATGGGCGACATGAATTTCGTGAAACAGACTTGTGTGCCTCTTGCGGCGACCGGATGTTGGCCCCTATGGATAACGGGAAAAGCTTGGAAGAACCAAGCCGCTAACATTGCTGGAATGGCTTAACCGAGTGGATGACCCGCAATGCACACAACCCCGCCTAGTTTCGGCGGTGAGGTAGAAACGCAAATCGGCTTTGGTAACAGAGCCAATTTGAAACCCCTTTTTTGGTCGGACAGCGGCGTTAGGAAAGGCCGACAAAGCCTAACAAAACTGCATTAGAGGGGTTTCAAATAGAAGGAGGATTTATGCTTGAGCAGCGATTCATTTTCACTAAGCCAATGCCGTTCATTGCTTATCGCCATTTTGACCGATTGATGGCCGATATTAACGGCCTAATGAAATCACAAACTCATACCGATATGTTACGGCTCACTCTCTGCTTGGTTGCGAGTAATGGGCAGATCACTGTTGCGGGCTTTACGACATTCGCAAAACTTGCCGAACGCAAAAATGTTGCCGTTCATTTTCAACTGCCGTCCATAGTTGATGCATATAACTTACGCGGCATTCCAGAACATGACCATAACGTAACGTTCACTATGTTAGGAATTGAGCTGCTCTCTGGGTCGATAGAAGCAATTACCGATCTGATTACCACCTATGAAGGAAAAATGTGCTTTTTGAATTTCTCAAGCGACATCACTCAACGAGCAATGTCGCCAGATTCTTTTGAACATTGGCTCAAAGATGAACTCTCTATTTCACCACCCCTAAACGCAACTTTGCGCCCAGTTCAAGTAGACGTTGATGGGTTGCCTCTTCCTCAATTAGCTCGAAGCGTTCTAGATATTTTTGATACCTATTCTTAATGCTTTCTGACACTCAGTAACTCGGGCGCGAGCTATAAAAAACAAGCAGTCACTCTTGTGTTTGGGGAAAGGGTTTCAAATAGAAGGAGGTTCTGTGTCAGATCTTGTCAGAAAAGGGCTGGTTTTCCCCAGCTATCGGCCTTCACTTAGGTATAACGAGGCATACAACGTTTTCAACGTTTTGCGCGATGAATGCTGTAAAGGCCTTTACCCAAATCAAAACTTTGTTGTCATGCTCAGTTTCATCTGCCGATTCAAAGATTTTACGTTGGGAGCCAACGTCAGCTTTATGCAAGCCGGAAACGAGGTTCGCACCGATTGCTCTCAGGTTGGCCTCTTTGACCACGGAGTTGTCCCAGATGGCATATGTAAAACAAATGGTTGGGAAAACACTTTAGCCTTAGAGCTCGTTGGCATTGATTCCCTTATAACCACGCGCAAGAGTAATCTTGCCGAGTTATTTAAAGCGTTTTGGGAATCAAACGAGCGCTTCTATCACCTTACAGGCGACATCAATAAAAACCTGATGCCACCCAACAGTGAGTTCGAACAATGGCTGAATGGAAAACTTATCTCATTTTCTCAGGAAGCGCACTTTTCGCTCCAATCTCTTGAAGATAATCAAGGGAAACATCCACAGGCGTTAATTTGTAGCGTTTTAGAAAGTCTGGATACATGGCAATAGCATCTTCAGTTACCCAGTAATCTTGCTTGCCGTACTCGTCAGGATTTTTATTGTAAATCAGCAAATTAACATTCAGGTCTATCGCAAGCTGCTCTTCAAGTGAACCAAAATGCCAAGGTGGCAAATTTGTACAATCAGGTTCGAACACAAAATGGAAAAACTTCATAGATTTTAGCGCCTTCGTTTACATGAAATGTTGGGGAACATGATTGTAGCTTGGGCGCTAGATCCAAAACACCAGTAGCCATTTTTGTGTTTTAGGAAAGCTATAGAGATCACGCTCTGGGTGTGATGCAACAAACCAACCTGCTTTGGTGAGCGACTGTTTTTCTTCAACTTTTGACTGTCGGTGTTAAATTTTTGAAGGTCGCTCAACCAAAGCAAGTGAAAGCGTGACTACAAGGTGTGTCAGCTAGTAGTGCAAATCCTTGGCTCGATGTTCCTAACATCGAGTTGCCGCAGCCGGGGCAGAACCGGACGTTGAATTAGCGGTAAAAACACTAGCATTGCAGGGGCTAGGCCTCCAAAAGCCTGACTGCATGGACACCGGGAAAGACTGGCGAGTGACTGCCGAACGTAGTCATTTTGAAAGCGGTCTGGCGCGAGAGACGCGAGACTCATATGGAATTCAAATAGGAAAAGCTAACTCAAGTCATCGAGGCCACTAGTGTGAAACTGAGAAGATTGATCACTAAGCCCGTTTCAATATCGAAGCCTGTTAGCCAATCCAGACCGCTTTCAAAAACAAATAATACGGTTTTATGAGGCGAATCATGAACGTTGATTGGAAATATTTTAGCCAAACCAAAGGCTACAAATCTCTGAAAGAAGCGTACATGAGTGACGCTAGAAGGGCCGGAAAAGAAGCGCGACCAATGCGCAGTAAAGGCGAATTGTATGAAAAATTTCAGTGGGTAATAAGCCGTTGTTTTCATTACGCGCAATCATTGAATAAACAGCCTTGGGACGTTCTGGATGAATGGGAATCTAAGCGTGATTTCTGGTGGTTGAACTACTACCAAGAATCAAGACAGCCAAAGATTCGCCCTGAATCCATATCCAGAAAGCCAATGCACATCCGAGGCATTAAGAAGTATTACAAGAGTGGTCGTTTCCGTGACTCAAACACAAGAGTCAACTCAAGGATTGGCGATTATCTTAGAAATCAAAGAACCAAGAAGCCTAGATGGACCGCAAAGCGAAAAAGTCTAGGTTATTAACCGAGTCTGTAAGTTAGAACCTCGAAGGGAAAGCGCTCATTTGGATGAACAGGTAGAGCTAAGTAATCCTGTTGTGAGTAAGTACCAGATTGGCTGGGGAAAAGCATCTGAACTCTAATAACGATGTGCAATATCCGCCTTGTGTAGACCGAGCAAACCGATACCAGAACACACCTTCTCGCGCTAACGTGACAACAGTTGTTCTAACAGGGTGCTGGTATCACCTATTTTTAAAGCAAGCTTAGATAGCTGACATTTACCGAAGTATCGGGGTCTGGGGAACGAAAGCTTGCTTTCAAACCAACTGGTTGGATTTGGTGTTTTTAGCACCTCCAGCGCCAGTGGCGGATAGTGTAACCGCATGACAGCTCGGAAAGACGGCAACTTCCGTTACCAATATTCTATAAGCTCTAGAAATTTGGCCCTAGTCGGGTGACGACAAAAAACTAAAGTCTGGCTGTGACGAGACCTTCCGAAATGAAGTAAAACTACAGCCATTTAATAAAGTCTTTTGCAAGTGTTGAGCTTAAGCGGTGTGAATCACTAGAGCAGGTGAGGTGAAAGCCCTCACAACATGCAAAACAAGTTGAATCGCTAGCCCTGTGAGATTCAGGGCAACTCGCAAAACACTTTTCAAAATACGCCCCGTATGCCAGCACCGGCCTTCTAAGCCGGTACGTAAAAAGCTGGAAGGACGTGAGAGGTTCGATTCCTCTACGGGGTGCCACATTCTACCAACGACCAAACAACCCGCCACTGTGCGGGTTTTATTTCACCAGATAGAAGGTAACGACGATGAGCCAATGTAATTGCTTTGATGAAATGCTTAAAAGAGTAAAAGTGTCCGTAAAAGAACAGATTAAAGATACACCGATGGTTGAAGATTCTCTTAAAGTTGACTGGCAGAATCGCGTGTTCTTTCTTGACGGGAAACCCTCTGCGCCTGTTGCTCTTTATGTTAACGCTGAGTATCGACCACTTAAGAAAAACAGCGAACCTGCAAAGAATGTGAGGCACTTGCAACACGGATTCAAAATGTCTCACTGCCCTTTCTGTGGCAATAAATACGACAGCGAAGAAACCAAAAAGCCCGACTAATGCCGGGCTATTGGGGAGTGCATAACGACCAAGAAACGCACTCCAAACCGCCGAGGCGGTCAAGGTAACGACCAATAGACAACCACATCGCAGACTCATCCACATTGCAAAGGCCTATTGGCAGCTAAGGCAACGACCAAGAAGCCCTAACCGTTTGGGAGAATAACAAAGTGAATATCCTAAATCTAGTACCAGAAAATCAAGAAGCTGCGTTCAGCCACTTCATTGACAACGGCATCAGCCGCATTAAAGCCAATCGTGAATTTTGCGGCTTAACCCTGAGCAGTTTTGTTGAATGGATGCTTGAGCAAGATATGCCCTTTCGCATGATGACAGGCCTCGTCCGCAATATTCTCTCCATCCAGTTTGAACCCATGATGAGTAGCCACAAACTCATCGAGCTTGAAACCTTCCAAGAGCACTTTAATGAGCTTTTAGAAAAGTACGTGGATGCCAACCGGAACGTTGTTCTTAAAGGCTACCGCGAACTCAAAAACGACCAAATCCAAGAGCAGAAAGTGACTCAGTTTGAGCAACAGCAGCTCTCTAACTTTTAATCGAGGTAATGATAATGACCAATATTGTGCCATTTGAGGAGCGTCACCCACTTGTCGCACAACGCGGGATAGACGAGGCCACCTGGTCTGCACTGCAAAACAGTGTTTATCCGGGTGCGAAGGAAGAATCTATCTTGATGGTGACGGATTACTGCCGCGCCCGTCACTTAGACCCGCTTCTTAAGCCCGTTCATATCGTGCCAATGAACGTGAAGAACTCACAAACCAACAACTACGAATGGCGTGATGTGGTGATGCCCGGCATTGGCATGTATCGCATTCAAGCAGATCGCAGTGGTAGCTACGCTGGCTCAACAGACCCAGAGTTCGGCCCACTGATTGCCATGGAGTTTAAAGGTGAAAATAACTATTCGGAAATCATCAACATTCCAGAATGGTGCAAAATCACAGTCCATAAACTGATCAATGGCACCTTAGTCGCCTTCTCGGCAAAAGAAATGTGGTTGGAGAACTACGCAACTGCAGGGAAAAACACCCAAATTCCCAACGCGATGTGGAAAAAACGGCCATACGCACAGTTAGCAAAATGCGCCGAGGCTCAAGCCCTTCGCAAAGCATGGCCTGAAATCGGACAGCAAGCGACTGCTGAAGAAATGGAAGGTAAAGAGCTCATCATCGAGCACGATGTTACGCCAGCTCGCAATACCATCACCGTCAAGCAGTACCCCGCTCAAGACTTCGAAAAGAACTTCCCTTCTTGGCAAAAGAAAATCGAATCAGGCCGCAACACACCTGAACGCATCATCGCCATGGTTGAAGCCAAGGGAGCACTAACCGAAGACATGAAACAGCGCCTTTTAAGCATCAGTACCACTCAGGGAGAAACCAATCATGCAAGTCACTAACATCCAGTTCCACAACGTTCAGCAAGGCACCGATGAATGGCATGCATTGCGTGAAACCGTCGATTTTACCGCTTCTGAAGTTTCTGCCGCGCTAGGGTGCTCACCTTATAAAACCCGCGATCAGCTCATGCACGAGAAAGCGACGGGCATTAAGCCAGAAATCAGTAGCTATCAAGAGAAAATCTTCGCCGATGGCCACCGCTTTGAAGAAATGGCGCGCCCTATCTTGGAAAGTAATCTTGGTGAAGAGCTCTATCCGGCCACCATTACTGGCGAATGCGAAGGGCTTACTCTACTCGCTTCGCTTGATGGCTTAACAATGGATGGCGACATTGCATTCGAACACAAATCGCCTAATGGAAAGCTTGTTGCCCGAATCGCTGAACGCAACTTAGACACTCATTATGTTGTGCAGATGGAGCAACAGTTACTTCTCTCTGGCGCGGCAGTCTGCAAGTTTGTAGCAAGTGATGGCACTGAACAAAACTGGCACGAAATGGACTACTACCCCGACGAATCAGTACAAAGCTGGATTATTTCAGGCTTAAGGCAATTCAAGTCTGACTTAGCGGAGTACAAGCAAAAACTGGCAAACGGCGAAATCGCTCAGGAAAGCAAGCCAGTGGTCACCGCCGAGGTAATTCAAGATTTACCCGCCGTCACCTACAAAATGAACGGCCTTGCGATTGTCAGTAACCTAGACGAGTACAAGGTTAAGGCGTTAGAACTGGTTGAGCAATCCAAAAAGAAACTGGAAACAGACCAAGACTTTGCCAACGCAGAAAGCATGGTGAAGGTGTTCAAATCCGCCGAAGATAAACTCGGCCTAATGTCACAACAAGTTCTCGGGGAAGTGGAAAGCATTGATACCTTTGTGAAAGACCTTGGCTTTATCAGCGAAAACATTCGCCAAGCGCGCCTCGCGCTAGATAAACAGGTCAAGTCTCGCAAAGAAGAGATCAAGACTGAACTGGTTATGAAGGCAAAGACTGAAATTCAAGCCTTAGTTGCTGACATGTCCCAAAAATATAATGTCGGTTTTAACGTTAAGCATGACTTTGCTGCGGCCATTAAAGGCAAGCGCAACATTGAAAGCATGCAAAGTGCAATCAATGACGAACTGGCCAAGGCAAAAATTGCACTGTCTGAGCTAAAAGATATCGCGCAAACCAACCTAGATACCGTTAATCAGCATAGCGAATACCGCTTCTTATTTAACGACTGGGGGCAAATCGCCTTTAAAGCACCGGAAGACTTCGCAACGCTCGTTAAACTGCGTATTGCCGAGCACAAAGATGCTGAAGAGAAACGCCTTCAAGCAGATCGCGACCGCATCCGCAAGGAAGAAGAAGCTAAAGCGCAAGCCGAAGCCGAGCAAAAAGCAGATGCATTACGTAAAGAGCAGGAAGCCGAAGATCGCCGCAAAGCGCAAGAGCTTGCAAAGAGCCAAGCCAAAGAGAACGCGGTTGAACAAGCAATGCAGGACATCCCTACCCCTGCAGACCCAAATCGTATAGCGCATGCTCGCCAGGTATTAGCAACGGCCGAAACCGCCGAAGTGAAACCGTTCACCGTTGCGAACAAAGCGGTTATCACCATCCCAACCGACGAATACAACGAACTGTTACGCAAAGCCGATTTGCTTGAAGCGCTCTACGCATCGGGGGTCGATAATTGGGACGGATACGGCGAAGCCATCGCCATGTTAAAAGCGTCTTAAGCCTTGAAGCTATTGACAAAGCGCCTAGTTCGGGGCTAACCTTTACGTGCACTGGCAAAATCCAGTGCCGGACGTGGAAATCCGAATTGCAAGGCGCATAGTCGCCAACACATGTTGGTTTTTTTATGCGTAAAATCCGCACATCTAAATTATGGTGAGCTGGATGAGGCTGGCTTCGGCTAGGCCGTTCCCTTGTAGCGGTATTTCCACACCTCGTTCAGTTCACCACCCAATCGTGGAAAGTTGAGTGGTGAACTCCTAAAAAATACAAGGAGCCTCATCATGAACACAGTTTCTACAGCTATCGCATCTGCTAAACCATCCGATCTTGTTTTCGCATCTCAAACAAATCAGCTCGTTACCAATTCAATGAAAGTTGCTGAATACTTTGGCAAGCAACATCGTAACGTATTAGCAAAGTTAAGATCATTGGAATGTTCCGGCGAGTTTAGGTCTGCTAACTTTTTAGCATACCACCACAAGAACGAACAAAACGGTGAAGTTTACCAAGCCTACCAAATGACCAAAGACGGCTTTATGTTCTTGGTGATGGGCTTTACAGGCAAACGCGCCGCAGAAATCAAAGAGCGCTACATCAACGCCTTCAACGAAATGGAGCAGAAACTGGCAAACAACCAGAAGAAGCTACCAGAACCACAAACCCCAGTACCTTCAATGACACGAGTGATGCTTGTTATCGAGAACGGCCAAACCGTGGAAGCCAAGCACATTCCTAACGATGCATTCGTTGTCAGCAAAAGCAGAATCGCCAACCTCATAGCAGAGCCGGGCATCTTCACCATGCAAGAAATGGCGCAGATCGCCGAAGCGGTGAACAAGAAAATGGTTGAAATAGCCATTACCGCCAGCAAATCTGCCGCGAAACACTAACCCCACAAAGCCACTTTCGAGTGGCTTTCTTTTTAAATCAACTCAGGGGCTAGCCCCTGAGAATCAAGGTAACGACCAATGAAGAAGCACATTTCATTTATTGCTTACGGCCCCGTAAGCATAGATCCACGCGATGGCGAGACCGAAGCCACCGCAAAAATCGAAGACGTTCTCGGTAACTTCACTGCAGAGGAAATCGCTGAACACTTTAACACCGAAGAATTGCTAAGTGAGATTGGCAAAGCCAAGGCGATTGAATGGCTACTCAGCCAAATGGGAACTGATGAGCTGATTAGTCTATTGATGCTTAAAGCTGCATAGATCGACATAAAGATATAGCTAACTAAACGAGGGCATTGACATGTCAAAAACAGAAGCAGGAAACCTCAGTATTGAGGACCGCACCACCAACTTTCCAAAACTCATGCAAGAACTTGACGGCGGCGTTATCTCCAATGTTATTGGATTGGCTCTCTCGAATGTAGCTCGCGCAGCCTCATACAGCGATAAACAGGGCAGCGTGAAGATTGATCTAAAACTAAAGCCAATGGGCACAAACAATGAAATGGTCGAGATCACTGCCAACATGTCGGTTAAAGAACCTAAAGCCGGCTTTGGAACCAAAAACGAAGACTTTCAATACACTTCAATCGCTTTCGTTGGCAAAGGCGGGAAACTCACTTACGACCGCCCTAAAGAAGATATCCGCGGGCAACTAATTATCGACGATTCTAAACAGTTGCGCGAAGTACGCTAATTCATTCACCAATCACATTTGAGAGAAACAGCTATGAGTATGGACAAATCTGCTATTCAACAAATTCAAGAATCCGGCAATGCCAAAGATTTTCTAAACCAGCTAGTAAATACTGGTTTCCCTGTCGCAGCACTGCCAAGTTCGTTCGATTTACACGATCTGGAATCATACATGCCACACCGCAATATGTTTCGCGGTGTTATGGAAACGAGCCATATTGATGAGTTTGTACGTTATCACGAAGAGTATCAAACCGAAGGTATTCAGTGTTTCATCAGCACAGAACGTATGTCAGCCACAACAATTTTTGATATCGGTACGATGATGAAGCCAGGCCACTGTAGACATAAGGCTAAACTCGCGCTTCGGCAAACGGCATCATATCGAGCCCTTTTAGAGATCAACGGCGAGCGCCTAAATCAGAAGAAACTCTCGGATTGGATTGAAGACTACAGCACATCCATTCAAGTATTCTCCACCACAGGTGAGTTAATCGAGAACTCCATAGCTTCTGCTGCAGTACGCAATATGAAATTTGAATCCAAAGCGGGCCGAGAATCGAACGTGGATGATTTTAGTCATCAACAATCAGAATACGAGTCGATAGCCGTACGTACCAAAGAAGAATTTCCAATGCCAGCAGTTTTCAAGTTCACCTGCCAACCATATCTCGGACTTTCAGAGAGAGAGTTCGAGCTGCGAATGAGCACCATTGGAAACGAAATTCTAGTACTACGAATCAAGCGACTCGAACAGCACGAGGAAGAAATGAGTGAAGAGTTTAAAGACAACTTAGGAAGAGGATTTATCTCTGAAAATATCGAGATCAACACTTTTATCGGCACATTCACTTCTTAACCGCTTATCTTCACTTTTCTTTAAGCCCTCACCCGAGGGCTTTTTAAGGTAACGACCAATGAACCACTACGCACAAAAGCTGCTAGAAACACAGCAGCAACCGAGCCATAAACTGAAAGAAATCGGCGACCAATGGCAGACTCCAAAAGCCATTGCTTGGGGGCTATTTAGCACCTTCAACGCTCGTCTTGGCTCCATCGTCATCGATATATTTGCCGATGATTGCAATACCCTACTTCCAAGCTACTACACCGCTGCCGACAACGCCTTAACCAAAAACCTAGCGGCAGACCTACGTAAGATCGGTGGCAGTGCAGCTTATGGCAACCCGCCATATTCAAGAGCCAGTTTTGATGACGAGAATAACGCCATCACAGGCATGGAGCACATCATTGAATGGTGTCGAAATCAGCGTAATGAAGGCGCAAAAATCCTCTTGCTCATCAAAGCGGCCACCTCTGAAACATGGTGGCCAGAGGATGCAGATTTCATCCAGTTCATCAAAGGCCGCGTTGGCTTTGAAGCACCCGACTGGTTTGTACCTGCCACGCCCAAAGACAAGCCAAGCTCTGCAGGCTTCCCTTCCGCAGTCGTCATCTTCGATAAATCGTGGGCATGGGAACGCCGACCAACTGAGCGCTTAAATCGAGATGACCTTATCGCCCAAGGTAACGTCATTTTAAACATGATGGCAAAGCAGAAGGAGGCAGCATGAAGATACGAATGCTTCCAAAAAGCAAAGCCGCCGATGCTGCAGAAATTAGCTTTAAGCGAAATCTAATTTTCGAACACAACGGCAAAGCTTACTTCGTCAAATCACTTAGCAAAATCGGCACTGGGCCAGATTCAAGGTTAGTCGCTGAGTTAGAGCCTGCCTTCAACCCCATTCATTGAGGTACCCATGGGAAACATTGTAAAACTTACCGATATTGGCGAGAACGAAACGCTGATTGATTATGCGGTTCGCAAAGAAGAAGAATGCAACGAGCACCGTATTACCATTGCGAGCCTACGTGATTGGATCCACCAAATCGCCGTTAACTCAGGTAACGAACAATTCATCATTGACGCGACAGGAGCTGCACTCTCAGGAGAAGAGTGCAACCAGCAAACTGAGTTTAACTAACCCAGCTTAAAAGGCATAAAACAAAGCAAGGGGTCCGAATGAATACACTTAACATTCCAACCACCAAAGGCCGTGCAGATGTTCCGGCCTTTTTTGTTGATGGCGTTAGCGCATTAGCAATCACTATGACGAACTTTGGTCTTTTTGAAGTTACGCACATCAAATCTGGGCACAAGATCATCGGTGGTTTTGAGCGCTTTGCCAATGCAGTTGTTGAAATGCTCTCACTACACCTAGCGATGCACGAAGCGGGGATCGACTTTGACGCTGAGCACGACGAGTTCAAGCGCCAAGTTAAAGAGTCGTCAATCAAAAGTGAGCACATTTCTGGGCTAACTCTGGTCGAGCATCTTCAAATCATGCGCCCAATCATGGGCTTTTCTGGAGAATTCCCGTGGGAAGGCGAGGAAGAAAGCCCGCACACAAAAGCTTCTCGGCTCATTGCAAAAATTAATGAGCTTAATGGTGTTAAGCGGGTTAATGAGCAAGCATAAGCAACACCGACGCCCAAGCAGAGATCAATTTAAGCGCATGCCAAAAATAGGCAAAGACAGTGACGGAATGATCGTCGTTCGATGCAACAACTTCGACAGAGTGTGAACGCCAATGAGCAAGAAAAGACAATTAATCTGGAGTAAATCCGGAGGAAAGTGCTGGTACTGCGGATGCGATCTACCACAAAAAGGATGGCACGCCGATCACTATTATCCGATAGTAAGAAAGCTTGAAGAGAACAAGAACAAGCACGGTATGGTTATTGGGTATAAAACTGGTAAAGAGTGTTTATACCCAGAGTTGGACTGTGTAGAAAACCTAGTTCCTGCATGTGCTCCATGCAACAGCTTTAAATCATCACTACCACCAGAGGCTTATCGCTCTCTAATTCAAGATCAATTTGTAAATACCATTAAGTACTCTACAGGACTAAGACAGTTAAATCGGCTTGGTCTAGCTGACTTATCTCCTAAGCCAGTTGTTTTTTGGTTTGAAAAGCAAGGCATTGCAATGCCAGCTCAATGGGATTTGATGGGGATATCTGATGAAGCATTATCCATCGAATGGTGCATAGACAAATCAGAGCCAGACTATTACCACCAGTGGATTCGCGGGAGGATGATAACACTACGCCGTATTAGCAATTACTGGCTAATTATCGCAATAGAAACTAGTTGGGACTCGTCAAATAGAACAGAAATACCAAACGTTTCTGTTGATAAAGCCAAAGCTCAGGCTGCTGAGTGGGCAATTAGACTGGATAACCAGTTGAAAGAGCAAGAAAGAGAGGCCAAATCAAATGCCAGTTAACACTAAAACCCCATTTTCATCACCTAAGCCATTTTTACCCGTGATCAGCTTTAAAGAAGAAAACCCATACCCTCAAGCGAAGAAAGTTCGCCAGGCGGACAGAATCGCAGCTTACGCAAAATCAACGGAGTTGGTTGGCAGCTTCCTAGAAGGGCTGAAGCACTCTTAAGCCCTTAACCTATTGACAAAGCGCCTAGTTCGGGACTAACCTTTACGGGCACTGGCAAAATCCAGTGTCGGGATTGGTCTCCCGCAATTTTCCAAGGCGCATAGTTGCCAGCTTCTCGCTGGTTTTTTTATGCGCGCGATTCAGCACACCCAAATTATGGTGGGCTGGGTGGGAGCGCCTCGGCGCGCCGTCCCTTGGAGCGGTAAGACCAATCTCACTCAGTTCACCACCCAATGGTTGGTCTCATTGACGTGGTGATTTACTCATTGCGTTCCAAGGAGGCTTCTATGCCTAATCAAATCAAAGTCCCTTTTCACGGCTCAAATCTTTTTATTGTCGATCGCAACGGTGAGCCATATACACCGATGAAACCTATTGTTGAAGGAATGGGACTGGCTTGGCAAAGTCAGCACAAAAAGCTAACAAGTAATTCAGAACGATGGGGTATCACCATGATGGTGATACCATCTGTAGATCCACACAACTCAGTAACTTGCATCCCTCTTCGTAAACTCTTCGGCTGGCTCCAAACACTTCAACCTAACCGCATTCGTGAAGATATCCGCGACAAAGTGATTCAGTACCAAAACGAATGTGATGATGTGTTGTGGAAATACTGGACTGATGCGCAAGTTATTCAAACGCCGGAACCACCGCTCCCAGTACCTTCCATGACGCGGATCATGCTAGTTATTGAAAACGGCCAAACCGTGGAAGCCAAACATATCCCAAATGATGCCTTCGTTGTCAGCAAAAGTAGAATCGCAAACCTCATAGCAGAACCGGGCATTTTCACGATGCAGGAAATGGCGCAAATATCAGAGGCGGTGAACAAACAAATCGTCGATATTGCTTTAACCGCTGGCAAGGCCATAGCTAAACACTAATCCAGTAAGGCCACTTGTGTGGCTTTTCTTTTGGGCAAATCACAGGGCTAGCCCCTCTGCTAAAAGATCAAACGCGCTACATTGCAACAAACACAGGGAGTAATCTCAATGCAATGTAGCCGCTGCGACCAACCCGCCATTGTTTCCAAACCAAAGCCTCTTTGCGAAAGCTGCGCACTAGACACGGCTTTGGGCCTGCTCGCCGCTTCTAGACTCAGCGAGCAATCCATTCAAGCACTCATTCAATCTGGCTTTGACATGCCTGTCATAACCGAGCGTCACTATTCCGCGACCGATCTTGCCAAGGAGTTTGGCATATCGGCGCAGAAGATAGGCAAGTTGGCGAATGCGAACAACCTAAAGCAAGCGCCATTCGGTCAATGGCGGTTAACCAAAGCCGCTAACAACCCCAAACAGATCGAATCCTTCTTTTATAACGAAGAAGGACGAGACCAAATCAAGCAATTATTAAGGTAACGACCATGCCACAAAAAGAAACCACTAATGTAGAACCTATTTTCATTGCACCAAATGAATGGGTTGAAGATACCCTACTTTCAAAAATAACCGGAATGACTGAAGGGCAAATTAAAAATTATCGTCAGTATCGTTGGGTTGAAGGCATACACTATAAACGAGCTTCTTCATGCAATTCGAGTAGAGGTAGTACTTATAAATACAACCGTATCGCAATTGATCAATTTTCTTCACAAGAGAAGGTGGCATGATGAAGCTTCCAGAAGGCGTTGAAGTACGCGGGAACTCGATTCGTATCCGCTTTACATATAAAGAAATCCGATGTGGTGAAACGCTGAAGGGTTGGGAAGTTACTAAGAGTAACATTAAAAAAGCTGGGCAATTGCGAGCCGTTATTCTATCGGAAATCAATGACGGCACATTTAATTACATTCGCAGATTTCCAAACTCAAAAAAAGCAAAAGAACTGTCCTCCCCTAGCACCCTAGGATCAGAAATGACCGTACAGCAGCTACTAGATACATATTACGAGTTCAAAGTAAAAAAACTTTCATCCCAGACTCAATACGTAATGAAAGGGACCATTGAACGCTGTCAAATGTTACTAGAAAATATAAAAGTAAAGGATTTCAACCATCTACATGCTTTGGAGTTTCAGAAATTCCTAGTCGAGAAACCTACTATTCGTGGTAAAGCACGAAGCCCGAAGACAACAAACAACCACACTAAGCTTATGCGAAGAGCATTCGATTTAGCCGTCAAATCTAAATTTATTGACTCCAATCCATTCGCAGATCTTCAACTTGTTAGAAACAAGCCATCTGAACCTGACCCGTTAGAGCGAGATGAGTTTGAAAAATTACTTAAAGCAACACCTAATGAACGATGGGCAAACATGTTTACCGTCGCAGTTTATACTGGTCTACGAACCGGGGAACTATGTGCCTTAGCGTGGGAGGACATTGATCTAGAAAAAGGCATCATCAACGTCAGGCGCAACATTGGTGTGAAAAGAGTATTTACAACTCCCAAAACTCACCGTTCGACTAGGACTGTACATTTGCTAAAACCAGCCTTAGAGGCTCTACGTTCACAGATGAAATATACCTACTCGCTTACTGCGAAAGATATTGAAGTTGAGGTAAAGAATACCAGTGAAGTTCGTCGCGAATCTGTTAGATTTGTATTTGTTCCTATGAATTGTTTGCAGAAGACCGAACTAACCTACAAGACAACCACCTACAATCGTTTGTGGACTCGCAGGTTGAAGGCGGCGGGCATTCGCCACAGATGCTCCTACCAATCACGCCACACCTACGCATGTTGGTTGATAAGCAACAATGCAAACCTATCATTTATAGCAGAGCAAATGGGTCACGTAGGGACGTCTATGCTAGAAAGAGTATATGGCCGATTTATGAAGTCACATGCTAGCAATCAAATAGACATTTTGAATAAAGTAATTTCCAATTGGCCCACCAGTGCCCCATCAGAAAATCCTATCGAATAG